ATTTTGCCCCTATATTTATATATAAAAATAGGACATATATATCCAAGATGTACATATAGTACAAATCGGACATTATGTCCTAATATGATTATACTGTTACTTATAGGTTATAGTTACTGGACCACATAGTTCATTATATCTATCTATCTCTGCAGTCTTCCGTGCCTTTTCCGCCTTCTTCCATTTTCTAAAAGAAGCAAGGGCGTGATTCTTATCCCGCCCATTGCCCTTCCATTTACGGGGTTTGCGTTGGCTAGATCCAGCAGCTTTGCTCATGCCTGGATACCCACCTCATGAGCCTCTATTACTTCAGCAAGATGTGAGGCAAGCATAATAGCCTCAGAGGTAAAACCTTCTTCCCAATACGCCTCAAACCTAGAAGCCTGTTCTTTAATGATTTCGGTCATTAACTCCATTAGTCTATCTTGGGTATATAAAGGAAATCTATTTACAATTACACTAGCACATATAGAAGGATTAAACCAATGGTTATCCAATACTGTTGCTAATTGTTCTGCGATTTTATCTTCATCTGTTTTCTTTGCCATATCCGCCTTTCTAAAAGATTATACCAAAAAGGTTGGGGAAGGTCAATGTTTGGGGGCCACTGACCCTCCCCAATGTTAGATAGTTTACTTAGACTTGGTAGGAAGCTCTTTTGTAAACTGTACGCCATTCTTAACAGCCTCTGATAGAGCCTGCTTAGCAGCACCTGAGAAGCGACCACGCTTGCCCACGGTAATGCCCTTGCTTACTAGATATTCACGTTTTGTTGTCATTGTGTTGACCCTTCTAATACGACAGGCTCCGCCTTGAAACCTGATTCTTGCGTTCCATATTCAGTTGTGTTATCTGACTCCTCGTCAGAATCTTCGTCTTCGTCATCAAGCCAGTTGTCATCATCTAGGGCGACCAAGAAATTATTATTGATCATCCAATCCGTGACAGCCTCGTCCATGTACTCAGCGCCATACTCTAATGTAAATTGATCAGGCGGGTTACCCCAGAGTTCCTCCCAGATATTATCTAGAGTTACTCCTTCTTTAACAACATATTCATTCCAATCAGATACAGTCTCATATGATTGATACTTATCTCGAATAATATCCCAAGACCATAGCCATACTAATGGAATTCCTACATCCATATTATTTAAAGTATTTACTATTTGGTCCAATTGCATTTTGATCTTGACACCACGATCATAGTCTGCATTATCCACGTTGTTTAGCCCTTTCGTTGATAGCGAATGATAAATTATACGTCATAACATAGATATCTGTCAAGGCATCCAGCCTACCTGATAAATATTGATATTCAGGATTATCTTGTAGCTCAGAAATGTCTAATAGTCTAGTTTCACATTCATACATTAAGTTTTTTAATTCTCCATGCATGACATCAGTTCCCGTTTCTCCCATATCTATCAGCTTTTGAAGATGTGGGCTTAATTCATCAGACATTATCATTTGCTACCTCCAGTAGATGTCTAACTGCATGTATTTGTCCTTCTAAAAATATAAGATCTTCAGGGCTTTTATCTAATGGGTCTCTATCTTGATTAAGACTAATTAGATGTATATTCATATATTCAATCATCTTAGTATGATTCACCTTGTACATATCCTTCCGCTAATAGACCTTCAAAGAAATCCCATATGGTTAATAGACCTTGCTTAACGCTAGGGTCGGTGGCGGAATCAATAGCAACAGTTAATGATGTACCAAACTCCTGTATATCCTTATATGTATATCCTAACATTCTATGTAGTATTCCTCTCCTGGTTCGACTTGCCAATATTCATTAAATTGTTTTTTGACGGATTCATCAGAGCACATGCTAGCCATTTCATAGTCAGCAATAAACATACCTTCGTCTAAATGACCTGATATCCAACTATCAAATAAGTCCTCAGATATCTCTTGAACAATAGCATTTGCAATATGTTCAGGCATATCATCAAACATACTTGGTTTATCATTTGAATAACCCATATATATCCTTTCGCTAGGACCTTAATTATATAACAGACCACTGACATTGTATATAGAATATAGGTGTGTTTTACACCACATGTCCAAAGCTTGAGATTTCAGGGAAATATATTTGACTTCCGTAAAGACAATATGCTACCCTCTCCTCTTTGAGGGCAAAAGAAATCCCCCCTGGGACAAGGGGGGATTAAGATGAATGGCTGCTAGGACCTCAACGAAAGGAAAAACCTGCCTTACTTAGCATCCAATAGATGCACCATTCTATGAATAGGCACAGGGCCTAATCAAATTATATCACACTAGACTAGCAGTCTTTCTAGCGCATACTTCTCACAGAACGCTGTTAGGTCCATGGTAAAGATTGCTTCATTCTTCATACCTAAAACTTTATTCTCTAAGTTACGGTGATCGTCTTGCTCGTGTAATGAGAAGGTCTGATCTTTCCAGTTGATAACAGCAATCTTGTGCTCATTATCTCCAATTGAATTTACTTGAAGACCCCAGCCTGTTTCCATGTTCCATTGGTCTCCGATTAATTGGCTAATAGCAATACGTGTTGCATATGATTCATCTGTCCAACGAGGACGTGCTGCGATCACAGCATCCGCCAATTTGCCTAGCATGTTGTAGCCAGCCCAGTGCCCATATAGACATATGGTGTCACCCGCTCCGTCTACGAATACGTAATTTGCTCTGTCTCCCATTTTAAACCGCCTTTTCTAGTTGAGGTATTTCTTCCGTTTTATTTAATTCTATCATTTCAAAGGCCCATTTGTCTAGGGTCTCTGAATTTTTATTTTTATGATGTGAACAGAAAGCTAATTCACCGCCTGTACTACGAGCCAGGTATTTGGCTTGAGCTGGGCAGCTGTCGCATTTAATCCATTCGCTCATAGTTTATTGCTTTCTATCATGTCTGATAATCTATCTAATAACCATGAGTCAATATCTGCAATATCAATTTCCCGTAACTTATCAATCATTTCTTCACGGGCAAACTTATATCCGTCTTGAAACCCATCTTTATAATCAGACATTTATCATCCTATCATATCTGTACGCTAATTCGTTATCAGCATACTTGCTCTCGATTAAAACCTTAAGTTGGTGCTTAGATATTAATCTAGTTACCTTCTCAATATTACCAGTTCCAATCTCGAAAGTCAATGCATCAAGATTATATGAATCAGGATCCAGGCCTCCAACCTCAGCGTCCCATATAGAAAAATGGAACGCCTTAATTGAATCTGCTTTTAATTTATAATACATTAGTTCCAATCCACATCTGTGTCTTCGATGCTCCATGTGTTAACATCAACATTATGACTATTTGAATCTAATGATAATTCATCACCTAGATAATAATGTGCGTCAAAGTTTTCAACTTCATTAAATGGAACATCAACCGTTACTTCAAATGATATAGTTCCAGTTACAGTTACTTGCTTAGATGGGTTAAGATCAAAGTATTCGCAGAGTTCACGAATTACATCATCTTTGTCATAGTTTGGATTAGACCATTCTATGATTTGATCATTTAGCCCGTCAATCTTATTTCGCAGGCTAAAGTACTCGGCAGTGCGTTGTCTAGCGTTTTCGAGCACCCATTCTAAATCTGTTACTTTTGTAATTGGAAATGTAACAGTTTCTCCGTCAATCACCTTGTACTGTACAAGGGCATTAGGATTATATGTGTCAGGTATTACAGTTGATTCCATGTTAGTTTCCTTTCGTTGTGGTAGTGGCTAATTGTACACCATGGGTCTGACATTCTTTCATTGCTTCCTCATCTTGCCAAGAACCTTGATTGCATTCTGAGCAGAATTCACCGCAGCCGTCCTCACAATAATCTAATGTATTAAAGGATTGGCAAGCATAGCAGCGATTCTCGTATTCTAGTTTAGTTGTAACCTCACCATTTACAATCTCATATTCTCCTCCCCAGCCTTGCTCCTCTTCAAATTCTAAAGTAAGGACACAGTTCGGAATTAAGTTAGATAGTTTAACTAATACAGAGACGGCAGGCGACCATGCAGTATTATATTTATATACTAGCCATTGGTCCTCACCATCAGACATATGCTCCAGTAGTTCAGTATCAGGATACTCGTCACCATCTGATACAGCAACATCCCATTTAGTTCCCCAATTAGAAGTATTCCAGTTATACCAGTCTTTCTGAGTCTTAGCATGCTCTACTTCTTTAGCAAACCAATCAGGGGAATTTGTATCTAGTCCTAGTCGTGCAGGTTGTTGAACATATTCTTCCATTGTAATACCATCCTCTAATGGAGAATGTATATTCCAAAAAGCAAAGACAGGATTAGAATAAGTAGACTTAGTTACTTCCATCTGCATAGTCTTCATGTTCCAACTATCATGCATTACTTCAAATGGCTGATTAAGTTTATCTTTAATTGAATCTACTTGGTCTTTAGGACCTTGTATAGTTAATGTGTTATACACCCAGTTAGGCATTTCATTCCTTTCGTTGAATGTCGCAATTGTAGCAGAGTCAACTGACATTATCAAGGATTTTGGGGCTTTTTATATGTATGCCGTAAAAGAGCTATGTTGCCTTTAGCTCTGGGGGCAGCTTGCGATCCCAACGGGACTTGAACCCGTAGCCTCTACCGTGACAGGGTAACGATCTAACCAATTGATCTATGGGACCAGAATATAGGGCCCTTGCGGGCCCCATATTATTTATACTAGTTGTAATTTATTTTGTACAACTTTTAACAAACGATTTTTTTCTGCGTTAATTGCAGGATCAAAACCGCTTGCAGATGCTAACATATTTTCAGTGTTAGTACCACGGGCATTGCGATGCCAATCTAAACGCTCAGTTAAAGCATTTAAAGCACCCCACGCATTACCAGCGATTGTGTGATTATATTCGCCAGTATAAATATCGTTAATTAAATTAACTTTATTTTCCCATTTCTTGATTGCACCCTTAACATCTTTATCAGGTTTTGGATAAGCAGCAAGAATGATTTCGTTAAATTGTTGAGCGGTAATTTCCGTCTCAATCATTAACTTAGCCATGATGTCGAATTTATCCATGTATGCATTGGCAAGACCTAAAGTCTCACGGGCAACTTGAATGCGACCTTCCGCCGATTGTGTATGACGGATTTTGAAAGATTGCTTTACGCCATCTTTTTTCTTGATGCTACCCAATGCAAGATTGAGAGTATTAGCACACACAACACGAACGGGTGTTATGGATGCTTGAATTGCAATTGATCCATCATGCGATGTATTAATTAGCAAATATGTTTTAACCACATCTGCCACGCCGTTAGGATCGAGCACGGTCTCACGCTCTAAAGCAAGAGATCCAAATACAACACGTCCGCCACGGATTGAGCCAGCGGTCTCCCATCGGCCTCCACCATCTAGGATGTTATCACCAAATGCAAATAAATCTTCATTTTGCAATGGTACATAGCGCTCACCGACAATTCCTAAAACATCGGTTTGTGTTTTGTCCGTAGGATTAGTACGCACAACATATTGATAGTTTTTATCGGATGTTAATTGAGATGGGATTTCTAAATCTTCTAATCTAACATTCCATCCGTTAAGATTTGCAGCAACTAGCATTTCGCTAGTATTTTTTTCTTCTGTGAACACGGTACCTAAACCATGCCACGCAGGTTCACGGAATGATGCAAAACTTGCTACACCATTTTGTGATTCTAGTTCATGAGCCATTTTTATCCTTTCGTTTTGAGTTGCCTTATTCTAGCATACATGACTGACATCTGGCAATACTACTAAACATTCCAGGGGAAAATTTGGACTTGACGTAAACAGAAAAATGCCCCCACAGCTTTGCGGGCAGGGAAATGGGCCAGGAGCAAGGACCTGGCCCAAGATTATTAGATTAAAGAATGAATCTCTTCTGGAAAATAAGCAGCAAATATTTTTTTGTTATCTTTTGTATCAACTACATATGCTTTGACTGTTCCTTGAAAGCGTTTTATGTTTTGCTTAACTGCTTTTGTAATTGCTTCACGATTTACATTTTCTTTAAAATAAAGAGTTAAATCGTGAGCTTTGTTTGCGTCGTAGATTTCTACACGATACCGCATTTTATTCCTTTGTTAGTAGGGATAACTATTTTAACATAGGGGGCTAGATTTTGTCTAGCCCCCAGTTAATTACAAGTATCTTGCGATAGCGTTGTATGTAGAAGTAGAAACTACTTCCTCATCGGTCATTTTAAGGATACGGATAGCGTTCTCTATCTCCTCTTTCATCTCACGATAACTATGAACATGGATTACCTCATAATTACGCTCAGGCTCTTTTGGAAAGTCTTTCTCATCTATGATTAAATCAAAATCAACATTAAGAGTTGTGTTCCAAGAACGATAATTGGTGCGTAGGTTTTGTGCTTTGGCAATTTGTCCAACTGCCCATTTGCCAATATCCTTCTGCCACTTTTCGTATGCCTTCTTATATTTGGCTTCGTTCTCGTCTTGCTTTGTGTAGTCAGCCTCTATCTTTGCTAACTTTGTTTCTAGGGCTTTAATAACCTTAGCAGTTGCGATTTTTACCTGTATTGCTTTGCCTCTTGCCATTGTATTCCTTTCGTTAGGTTGGTTGTATTGTAGCAGACCCTACCGACAATAGAGTCTGCTTATCTTATTACTTAACTGATGCGCTAGTCCAGCGTTCCTTGCCATTTACATCTAGCAAGATACGAGCAACACCTGAAGGGTGATTATCAATAGCCTTGATAATTCCCTGAATACCACTTTTAGTGGTTGTGTATAGTTGTCCGATTTCCATTTGTTTCCTTTCGTTTAGGTTTGTATTATAGCACCCTCCACCGACAATTAGTAGTCGGTTTCAGGTAGCCACGCTTCTAGGTGATGCGCTTCTATGATTGCTGAAGCAGGTGCTTGATCTCTGCCCTTCCATAGTACGCCTTCAGGTAATACGATCATCTTATCGTAGTCGTCCTCATAGTAAGCATCGATAGCATCGATACATGGCTGTACCATTGATGCAGGTACGGGTGGATAATGATTACCTTGTAAGTGTATTAGTATTGCTTGATCTAAGTCAAAACTCTCAGCCAAGTCCATTGCTGTATTTAGTCCCATTTATTCTAACTCCTCTAGTATAGTTTCGGATAGGTTTTCCATTTCGCTAATACTATCAACAAGGTCTGACATTTCTTTCTCTGTTAATAGTACTTTAGTAGTAAGGTCTGCTACCTTGCTATCATATATTGCTTTTTTTGTAGCCTCTGCTAATGATATTGCCGTTGCTAACATTTATTTCCTTTCGTTGTTGTAGTGGGTAGATTATACACCTACCCACCGACATTATTAGGCTAAAACTACTAGAGCCTCAGAAGCACCAGCATTTACTCTATCTAACTCATCCTGCAATTCCTCAACGCTTAGTTGAGTTGGGTCGCCAATAAGTTCTAGTGTCATGCGGATATTTTCAGCAGTAAACATTCCAGCAGGCAAGCGTTCTACTTTAGGATAGAAAGAGCCTTGTGGGTCTAGCATAGAGTTAAACTTAACTCCATTAACTTCGAATGGGTAAGAGACCCAATTCGTTGTATCTAGCATTGTTTGCATGTATTTCCTTTCGTTTGATTAGTGGAATTATAGCAGGCCTAACTGACATTATCTAAAACACGCCACAAATTCCAGGGTGTTTTATATCACACTCTTAAAGACACGCCCGACCCCGCAGGTGTGTGGGCGCCTTTTATCCGCTAAGCCCGTTTTCATCTTTATCTGGTTTAGTATATGTGGCAACAAATAAAAAAATTATAAATGGAGCGATTATAAATAAACTTAATAAGGCGCCAATTATTTCACCTAACAAAAAATCCATGGGCCCTATTTCTTAGTAGCAGAAAATCTAATATCTGCTTTACCATAAACACACAATCCGCAAGATACGCAAGCAGAACCGCTAGCAGAAATTAATGGAATGCTTTTATTGTTTTCAGGACACTTAGCGCCAGGCTTACCAATTAATTCTTTCATAGTATTTTCGGTAACGGCAAAAGTCTTCCCAAGATAAGCCAATCTAATTTTAGTACCAGTCTTACGCAGATCATGCGCTATATCTTTATTCTCATCATCCGTAGAATAATAAAGAGATAGATTAGCAATGTTATCTAGAATAAGCGCAGCAGACTTAACTCGTGTATAAACCCAGAATTGAATATCAGCATTAGTTAAGATTACGTATTGCCATGCACGTGCATAGGTATCATTAAAGAAATCTCCATCCCAGTGGATACGGAATAATAATTTAGCATTTTTCTTTTCACAATCTTTTCTAAAATCATTAATCATATTTTCTAATAGGTCTACCATAGTAGGCTCATCAGCGTCTTTTAATAAATTCCAATTGTGCATGAGCACGTCTCTTACACCTTTATAAACTTTTTCTAATTTGCCAGCATAACACACGCTTTCGCATATGCTAGTAGCGCCAGGACATGAGAATGCTTTACCAGCAGGCAACCCGAATGTATTAGCAATGGCAGGGGTCTTACCATTTTTAGAAACTAAATTAGTTACTTTTCTGTCATTAGATCTTTTTAACATGGGGGTAATTATAGCAGGGGCAGGTGACATTAGAGGTCACCCATCTCTGCATCTGCCATGCGTGTCATAGCCCAATCAGCTGCTAGATCACGATCATACACGGCCATGCCTTCCGTAGTATAGCCACGGGCACAAATTGTGCAAATAGAGTGATTAGTACAGTAGCATGAATTGATATCGTTCATTAGTTGACCTTTCGTTAAGTAATGGAATACTAACAGATCACACTGACATTTACAAATCGACACGCCGCAGATTTCGGGGGATTTTTTTAATGTGGCGTAAATCACAAAATGCCCCCACAGGGTTTGTGGGCGCATCGAACGTTTGTTCTAATAATTAATTAGAAGCTTTTTTATGTTTTATTTTTCTAGTATATTTTTTTTTATTGCGAACAGGTTGCGCCGCATTTGATCGGCGCAATTCCTGAATGCGTTTTACTTTATTTAGAAGAGAAGTTTGGAACATTATAACCGCTTGCCTCATAGAATTTATTTACATTAAAATTAGAATTCTCTTTGGCACACAACTCCGCAAAATCTAAAACCATTTTAGAAAAAATAGCGGGGTGAGTTTTGTTAGAGTTATATTTTAAAATTGTAGCAATTTCTTTAAAATGTTTTTTTGTCATCATTTAGCAGACACCAAACCAATCTGATTAAAGTTTTTAGTATACATTTTGCCATTAGGCATTTCTAAATTATAGGTTGCGTATTCATTAGCAAAACCGTGATCTTTACATCTAGCAAAAGCCTCAAACGCTTCTAATGCGTCAGAGAATTGGTGTGTAAATTCTAGTTTGCCGTCATACCAAGTAAATAGTTTAAACATTAAATCCCCCAAGTTTCTAAAGCGCAATCGCAACTTTTAACGTCAAATTCTTTTTCATCTCCATAGAATACAAATCCTGCGCCACCGCATTCATCACACTCTACGCCAATTATTTCTGCGATATTTCCCATTTTATTTCCTTCCGTTTATTTAGCAGTATTGTATCAGTTATCACTGACAATTGGCAAAACTGGAGAGCCTTCTAACTCTAAGCCAATTTCTAAATTAAGTAATTCTGAAGGCGTGGCTTCGGATAAATCTACCCAGCCAGCACCTTCATCATTTAAGCGAAAAATTTCTACATATCCCATTATTCACCAACCTTTACGCCAACAGTTCGCACCTTACGGGCTGAACCAACTTCCACTAAATAACTTTCGATATTCATTCCGTAGAATGTAGCACGAGGATCTTTTTCGGCAGAAACAATTTCGCCTTCCAAAGTATTTGATCGATAGTGTTTACCCACTAACAGGTTTTCTATTGTGTAGATATTTGCAGACATTGCAACCTTCTTTCTTTTTGGTTATGCCGATATTATACTAGACCCCACCGACAATTTGCATATTACTTGTGAGTAATTCCATATTTTGAGACGCTCAACTCATGTGATCATAATCACATGCGACACGCCAGACACGCCCGAAGTTATCCACGACACGCCCGAAGTTATCCACAAATTTTCAGGGTTTTTCCACATCTGTGCGTAAACCTGTGGATAACCGCCCACAAAAGATTGGGGGCAGCTATCGCCTTTGTCAAGGCGACACGCCGTCTATTCTTTGTGAGTTTGCTCACATACGCATTTAGTATATGCGCCTGCGTTTAACCTGCCACATTTAGGGCAGGTATAAAATCCGCTAGGGTTAGCCATTTATTTATCTCTCCTAATTAATTTAATCGAATAGATAAATGCGATAGTGCCTACTAATAGCCATGTCGGAATACTAATTTGTAATCCTATGCTATCAGCGTATAAACCAAATGCGTTTAAGTCTAAGTATAATTCCATTTATTCTGCCTCCTCCCAATCTAGTGTTAATTCATTTTCGATTATCTCATCAAGGCTAATCATGTCCTCATCAAATAGCGTTTCGCTATTGTGTTTATCTAGTTTTTCTAATTCGTCTAAGTGTGTATAAGCGTCTGCCACATCTAGTTGGATAGTGTCCCATTTAGTCATCATTAGTTATTACCTCCATTAACAATAGCACCGACAATAGCAATTATAGTTATCGTGCCTAACACAATAGGCAAAACAATATGAGGATAATCCTCTACCCAATCAAAAAATAGCATATTAGTTATTCTCCTCATCAATTCCAAACATCTCAGCAAACACTTTGTTTGCTTGTTGTAAGGCTTCTATCGCCTCGTTTATCTTATCCATGTTATCCATTTTCTTACCTTCTTTCGTTGTTGTTATGGTGAAACCTTAGCATACCTAACCGACAATCGGCAAGGCGACACACCCCTTAGAGGGTGTGAGATACCTCACATGCGGTATCGCATCTAGGCACATCTGCCATTATTAAGCGTAGCAGACCTACACGCTCAGACTTAGTAAGTCTAAGACGGCTAACGGTATCAGGCTTGATACCTCCATGATTATATTCGAACAAAAGTTCGGTATAGATATCGTCTAAGTTATTCATTTATTTATCCTTTCGTAGATAATTTTAGTTGAGAGCGGTTATTCGCTAGGCTCACCTTTCGGGTTATTTGCTAGGCTCACGCTCTAATTCTTTATTTTGTTATACTATAATCATATAAGGGGGCACTGACATTTTGCCACTCACAAATCGGACATGTCGGACATTTTAAAATAAATCTTTTCTAAATCGTGTGATATACCCCACATATGGTCGCTCTAATAGGACAAATCGGACATTTTAAAACCATGGATCATACAAATAAAATCTCTATTAACATTTTATGAAATCTGATATTATAGTCAACTAGGATTATATGGATATATATGGGGGGATTTAAGAAAGATTACTTAACCCAGATGGGGGCGTTTATATTTTTATCTAAAGCTTCTTGCAACATTTTTTGATTAAATTCAGTTTCCTGATATTGCTCTAATGTAGGAACATTTTCTTCAGATGCTACAATAAAGTTTGTATGGGCATATCTAGGACCTTTTGTTACAGCTTTTACTCCATGTCTATATTTTTTGCTTGCACTGTGGATAACAAGGTCGCCCTTCTCTGGTTTGTATTCTACCTCTTGTTCTGGATAAAATAGCTCCCCGCCTTCAAAATCATTTATGTATACTACAAATCCGTACTGCACTATATGACAAGTATTGTGCGGATCGTATAAGTTTCCTTTTTCAATAGCATCAAAGTATCCAATTAAACTTCCTTCGTCGTGATCATCTGGATGTCCTGGACTATCCCAATGAACCTCTAAAGATTGACCTTCTATCATTTTAGAAACTCCATTAGATGGAAGTGGCTTATACTCTGGTCCAAAAAATTCTTCTGTTTTTTTCCACAATTCGTCTAATAAAGCATCTCCTTGAAAAACTTGATTAGGTGCTTTAATTTCAGAGTCATGATCCCATTTATCTTTATTTAACCAATAATCATCGTGAAACCCATTTACAATTTCTGTATATTTATCTGCTTCTTCATTTGAAATAAAATTTTTATATACATATATCTCATTGGCTAATTTAATTAAATTATTGTTATTTTGAAACATATGTATATTATAGCAAATATAGTATACTAAACACTATTGGTCCATAGCTCAATCGGCAGAGCACTGAGCTGTTAACTCAGGGGTTCCTGGTTCGAGTCCAGGTGGACCAGCATATATTACAAGGAGGTAAATATGGAACCAAATAAAATGACACCAGAAGGATTACTTACAATTGGTGCACTTATTGTGGCTTTAGTAATTCTTTCTATTGTTATAGCATCTTAATTTTGGCTTCATCGTCTATCGGTTAGGACATCGCCCTTTCACGGCGGAAAGACGGGTTCGATTCCCGTTGGAGCTACATTTGATATAATAGATAATATGAAAGTCTCTATGTTACATCCAGATATTTGGTATTTTGAAGATGCCATTCCAGAATCAAAAAAATTTTTATCTTTACTAGAAGACAATAAAAATATTACAAGCGTTATACCAGATTGGTCTACTTGGCTTGATTCTTTTGCTAGAGGCACAGATGAAATAATTATTAATAAACCGTTGGCCGCTGGAGAAGGCGGCGCTCCTATGGGTGTAGACAAGTTTGTTGACTGGGACATGTCAATAAATGATTACGGCAGAATTTGGCCAAGAATAGTTCCCGACTCGGTAGTGCATAAAGAGGCTTATAAAACATTAAAGTTAATAGACATTCCATTTAAAAAAGTATTAGACTATTATTGGTCTAAAAATTCAGAGTTACCTGAACTTAAATATATTAGTAAAAATTATCTTATTAGAAAATACTCAACTGGAACATCTATGCCAATCCATGTAGATGCTAGCGGAAGAGCTGGTGCTACAGATGACGACAAAATATCTATGGATCTGGCTGCTTTGATTTACTTAAACGACGACTATACGGGCGGGGAATTAAATTTTGTAGATTTAGGCATAAAACTTAAACCATCTGCTGGAAGCATTGTAATTTTTGACGGCATAAAGCATCAGCATGAATCTACCCTAATTACATCTGGTAACAAGATATACATTCCATTTTATATGCACACAAAATACGGTTTAATTTCCTGTTTTAGAGAACCTGTCGAAGCAGGCGGCAATCAGACTTTTATTTCCAACCAAATACCCAGGTTGACAGAATAATTTTTCAAATGCTACAATCTTAGCCTTGGACAGTTTTCGGAGATAATATCAAGGGGTTAAACTCCAAGTGCGACAATGACGGAAATGTTATTAGTCTGGCTTATGCATCCAGTATAGGTTCAACCGATGAATTGCAGGCTTACAACCTTAAAAGACAATTTCGGGGTCCTTTTCTTAAAAAAGGGGTGTAGGGGTTGTATGCTTTCAAATCTGGAAATACTCCTAAAAAATAAATAAGGATATAAATAATATATTAAATATATGAATGATAAAAAAAGCGGGAAGTTTAGAATTTGGGATTACGATCTCAGACCAATACCAGTAGATCATCAGACTGATTGGGAATACATCAATAGATGTCATAAAGTCCATACATACGTAGTTGGTCCTACTCCTCCAGCAATATGGTGGTCTATATAATTCATATATATTCTAGTTGACTAAGATATATATCAGATATATAATAGCTATATGAACTCTATTTATCAGAAATTAATAGCAAGTGCTTTAATTATTATGATGGCATATATAGCTCTTGCCTTCATTGTAGGTTAAATTTAAAATAGCCTTTAAAAGCCTTCTAAGGCCTATATCCCGATTTTCTGGGCATATGGCTAGGGGTAAGTATGGGTTCTCTACTTTCGACGCACTGAAATTTTTACAATTGCACTTATTGAGAGGATTTAGTACCCTGTGAATATGGAAGATCAATACATGACTAAGATCATGCAGGGCCCGTTTTTATGGGAGTATTTAAATGAGACTCCATATACTATTAGACATACAATGGCTGAATATTTTTTAGCTAATGAACCACTTGTGGTAGATGTTGGCACTTATAAAATCCCGTTAAAGGTAAATGGAGAATTAATATCTATAGATCCACTTAATACCTTCCCAGGCGGATACAATAAAGATGTTAAGATATTTTTAGAAGAAGTCAATCCAATAAATTTTTCATTATCATGCCTAGGTCTGGCAATACAAGGGCCTAAAGAGCAATGGGATGCTTTTTTAGAGTTATTTAAGAGATCTAAAATGGCTGTTATTGAATATTCTAGGGATGCCCACAATCATTCTGATTTTGATAGGATAGAAGAGTTGTGTAATATTAAACAGGTTTATTTTAAAGCTTATATGGACATGCCAGATGTAGAAGTTAAAGGCATTAGGCCATACCCTAAAAGAAAGTTTCTAGTTTTTAAATAGTTTCCAGAATAGTAGTTTTTGAAAAAACTTTTTTATTGAATTCTGCATCCTTAATTCAGGACTTTCGTTTTTATAATGCTCTGATTGAAAATATGGGCTAAACATCTGATCGCTAAAATATCTTCTTGGAGTCATACTCTAATTATACTATAGATGTAATTATACCTCTATTTAATTTCATTTACAGGTTCGTTTATGCTGTACTCAGAATTTTCATTTTCAATACGACGCAAAGCATACATATTTTCTTTATTTGTCCAAATGTCTTTTTCTTTTTCCGTATTTCTTTCCCTAAATCTACCTAAACTTAAATGCTCTTTACAAGAAGGCACAGTCCTAAATTCTGCTAGATTTATATCTCTAGACTCTCCTTCTTCTAATTTTGAATAAGGAGGGCCAACAATTATCCACCTTGAAGCCTGTAATTTACAAAAATAACATTCTATATTACCCAATTCATTTAGAGTTGTAGACCAAGATCCATCTTTTTCATTCTTAATTAATGGTTCATTTATAAAGTAAGATGATTTAGATCTATCTGATTTACTTAAATGATGCACTGGGACACTTTCATGTATTAATGAATAGGTGTAATCAAATACCCCAGGCCCATCAAAAGGTATAGCTGGAGACGTAAGATGATCTATTAGCAATTCCACATCATCAAGAGATTCATTTAAAAATAAATCAAACCTTACTTCAGCAGGATAAACAGTATCTGTTATTTTCATTACTAAATAACCATTGCTCATATATTGAGTAGCAATCAAACCTTCATTGCCAGGTTGTTCTATATTTACAATATAAGGCTTTCCAATTTGGCTTCCTAAATAGTTTTTATGATAAACCTCATGACCATAATCGCATAAATGTTCTTTTGAATATGTAAATAAACCAGAAAGCATATTACTTAGCCATTCTAAATCTTTAATTGGATTTATAGTATATCCACGCAAAGTAAATTTACTATAATATTTTAATTTTTTATTCATACATCCATTCTATCAGAAAACCCAATCAGAGGCGGATCCGATTGGGTTTCAGGCATCTTATGACGCACTGTAGAGAGCTAGGCTCGACCTACAAAATAATTGTATAATTATTATTTTATAAAGTCAACAAAAGAAATTAAATTCCTTCTTTAGATCTTCTTTCATCCATTATTCTTACTTTTTCCTGGATAACATCAGCAAATTTTGGATTTACTTTTAATGGACCAGCCCACTCATTTAATTGTTGTTCAGTTGGATTTTTATACTGTCCTATTTGCTCATACCATTCTGGAGTTTTATAATTATAAAAAGTTCCAGGGTTATCTTCTGAATTTAATGCAAAATTAGAAAATACAAACCTAGTACCAGAAGTTGTTACTTTGGTTCCATGGTCATAAGGTTTACAAGCACCATGCAAAACAACGTCACCAGCCTCTGGCTGAATAACAAGGCAGGGCTCTTCTAATCTTTCTTTACTAATATCTGTGCCTACTTTAATTGTTCCATCTGGATTAATATTTGGATAGTATAATTCACCACCAGTAAATTCTCCAAAATACGCAGTCATTCCGTATTGTAAAGAGCAACATGCAGACCAAGTGTCTATTTCAAAAATTTCGTCTTCTCTACCCATTCCAGGACTATCGGCATGCACAAACATACCTTCATCGTGAGGTTCTGCAATCATTAAGCTTCTCATAGGGTGTATAACAATCTCTGGGTGTATTAATTCAGACATAAATTTCCAAACAAGAAAAGTGCTTGGCATAGGAGGACAAACTTTATCTTCATACCAGTTATTTGAACTCCATATATTTTCAGGCATAGTTCTTTGAAAATTTTCTAAATCTTTGTTAACTTCATTCATAATTTCTTGTGGAATTATGTTTTTGTAAATAAATATTCTATCTGATAGCTTAGTACATTTTGGATTGTCGTAAAACATATTATTTATTTTCTCCTTTATACATTATTTTTTGTTTTTTCTTCAATGATTTCTCTAAATTGTTCATTAACTATTAAAGGAGAGTTCCACTCATTTAATTGTTTATCTGTGGGATCTTCATATTTACCTATTTGATCTTGCCACTCAGGGGTTTTGTAATTATAAAATGTACCAGGATTATCTTGAGCCATTAAAGCAAAACAAGAAAAGGCAAACCTAATTCCATATTCTGTTTCTCTAGTTCCATGATCATATGGAGAGCATGCCCCATGTAAAACTATATCTCCTGGCTCAGGTTGAACTTCAAAACATGGCTCTTCTAATATTTGTTTAGTGACTTCCCAATGAGGTCCATTATTTTTTATACTACCATCTGGATTTAAATTGGGATAATATAATTTACCGCCTGTAAAATTTCCAAAATATGAAATCATCCCATATTCTAATTCACAACAAGTTGTCCATTGATCAATTTCGCTTAACATATGGCAATTGCCTTTTCCAGGGCTATCTGAATGCACAAACATTCCTTCATCGCCTGGTACAGATACCATAAAACTTCTTACTGGATGTATTACAACTTCTGGATAAATGAGTTCTGACATAAATTTCCATAATGGAAAACTATTTTTATAAGGAGGAGTCATCTTATCCTTATACCATTCTCTTACACTCCAGTCGTTTTTTTCAACGCCTCTTTCATAAGTGGAAAGGTCTATGTTAACTAAATCCATTATTTCTTTTGGAATAATATTTTTATAGATATAGATTCTATCTGCTAATTTTGTGCATCTAGGGTCATCATAAAACATAGGGGCATTTCCTTTTTTTAGACATAATATAAATATATTATATCACTCAATGCCTTATGAATTGATAATTGATTTCTCTATTAATCTGTCATAAGTGTTGTTACATATTAACTCAAAAGACCTAAGTCCTTGTTCAATATACTGATCTGACTCTTCATCCGAAATCCCAGCACTAGAATAAATGCCTTTCATATCTGCAATAAATCCATCAAGCATCATTTGTACAATTTCTTCTTTATTCATTTTGAGACCCTTCTTCTGTTGTAAATGCAGGGGCTGGTCCTAATAAGAATCCTTTTTCATGGTATTCTATTAGCTTAGCCACCTCGTCCCCATCATCTTTTGATGAGTATTTTGCTAACAAAGTTAAAACATCGTAAATTCTGTGAAGCATTATATAATTTACCATAGGCAAATTGTCTTCAAGGCTTTTAGCCTCATTTTTATTTTCAGACATTCTTGTTTACTCTTTCCTTTATATCATTATACAATTTTTCTCCAATAAATTTTTTATAAGAGCAAGATAAACAATATAAATAAATATTGTCTTCTAAATCTAGGTTAGATTGAAGAAGGCCTTGGTCCATTGGGCATTCAAGCCTAGGCACAAGACCCTCTTCTGATAAAGCTATATATTGAGATACATATTGTATCTGTCGCAAAATTGCTCCTTAAGCTTTAGGGAATTGATTAATCAACTCCTTGGCCTTTCCTATTGAGTTAGGCCATGATGACCAATCTTTACCGCCCTTAGTCATATAGTACGTTATCTCTGCGTTTGTTACTGGATCAAATAATTCCTTATTTGACACTAAATTGAATTTTTCTAATCTGTCTACACCAAGTTCCCCTAGCATATTAATTTGAAAAATCCCGTAAGATTTATCACCAGTTGATTTGTTGTCGTTTAAAGCAAGCGGTCTCCCGTTAGACTCTACCCTAGCAACAGCCCAAGCTGTTTTTAAAGCAATTCCTTCAAATCCTACAGCCCATAATAAATCTTTTAAATCTTCAGCTGCAAGCATTTCAGAATGCTTATAAGTTTCATTACTGAACTTATTTATTATTTCTCTTTTTAGTTGTTTTTCGGTTTTTTGTACCTTTTCAGGCGCAGTTGTTAAAGCTTGACTCATTGTAGGTCCAGGCTGGACTGTAAACAAAAATAATGTTATCATTATAATAACAGTCCAATTATGAACTACATCGCTCAAACTTTGTTTGATTCTCTCCATTGGCATTCCTCCTTTAGAGATAACGAACTATAATAGTAGCATTGATTAGTTGAGCGTGTCAACCCAGTTGACCAGAAAGAGTTTATGAATATTTCATTTTCTACGCCTATAGTTAATTTAAGAACTAATAATGGATATGGATATGCAAGTAAAAATATAGTAAAATCTTTAAATAAACTAGGACACTTCACACCATTTCAAGATCCAAAATCAAAATTACAATTAAATTTTTCACAACCATCACATTTTAAATTACATAAAAATCAACATCAAATTAGTTATACTCCGTGGGAGTCCACAATAATCCCAGAAGAGTGGAAATATTACATGAATGCATGTGATGAAATATGGGTAACTTCAGATTGGTGTGCAAATGTATTTGAAGATAATGGATTTAAAGTTTCTAATGTTTATCCACACGGTATTGACCCTATGTGGATCCCAAACAGAAGGCAAGATGACGGAGTAATTAAATTTTTACACATAGGGGAGCCAGCACCAAGAAAAGCTGGACAAATGGTATTAGATGCATTTGGACATTTATTCGGAAATAAAGACGGATTCTCATTAACAATTAAAGCAGATCAAATAAATACCACCAGAGTATATAATAACTATTTAGATAAAAATATTTTAGGAACACCAGATAAATATTATAATAACGTATATGTAATTATAGATGTCTTAAATGATGAGGAATTAGTAGAATTATACCAGTCTCATGATGTCTTAGTTTATCCAAGTTATGGTGAAGGATTTGGCTTTATTCCATTACAAGCATTAGCAACTGGCATGCCAACAATATGTACAACAGGATGGGCACATTACGAAAATTATCTTGGTCCACTAAAATTAAAATCAGAATTAATAGATTCACCTTGGCCATTTCCACATCAAGGAAAAGTTTTTGAACCAAACTATCAACATTTACTTGAACTTATGAGAGATGTTTCAATAAACTTTAATGCATATTCTGGATATTATTTTGCTCAGTCAACTAAAATACATAAAGATTATAATTGGGATCAGTTGACCAAGAATGCATTTAAAGATATTTTAAAAAAAATTTATTAAAGTCTTCCCCTTGTGAATAACATTTGATACACTTATATCTCATCTAAATTTTAAAAACTGCACAGGCGGAGAAAAGGTCGTATATAAATGCCATTTACAATTGAAAACCCATATGAAAACTTTATTGCATTATCTAGATATGCAAGATGGATGCCAGAAGAAAATCGTCGTGAAACATGGAGCGAAACCGTAGATCGTTATTTTGTTTTTATGTTAGATCATTTGTTTAGAGAGTATTCGTACGAGCCATCATCAAAGTTAATCCAGGAATTAAAAGAAGCAGTTCTTAAAAGAAATGTTATGCCTTCAATGAGAGCAGTAATGACTTCAGGTCCAGCTTTAGAAAGAGATCATGTTGCTGGATACAATTGTTCATTTGTTCCAGTAGATTCTCCTCGTTCATTTGATGAAACAATGTATATTCTTATGTGCGGTACAGGAGTAGGATTTTCTGTTGAATATAAGTACATTAATAAATTACCAGCAGTTCCAGAATCATTAGAAAAATCTACAACCGTAATTACAGTAGAAGATTCTAAACAAGGATGGGCAAAAGCATATCGTGAACTTCTTGCAATGCTTTGGGCAGGACAAATTCCAGCAATTGATGTAACTAAATTGCGTCCAGCAGGAGCACGTCTTAAAACTATGGGCGGAAGATCTTCTGGCCCACAACCATTAGTTAATCTTTTTGATTTTACAATTAAAATATTTAAAAATGCAGTTGGAAGAAATTTAAAACCAATTGAATGTCATGACTTAATGTGTAAAATTGGTGAAGTAGTAGTTGTTGGTGGAGTTCGTAGATCCGCAATGATTTCTCTTTCTAATATTAATGACATTGAGATGGCGTCAGCAAAATCTGGCAACTGGTGGGAAACAAATCCACAACGTGCACTATCAAATAATTCTGTTGCATATTCTCGTAAACCAGAAATGGAACAGTTCATAGCAGAATGGAAAAATTTATATGATTCAAAATCAGGAGAGCGTGGAATATACAATGTTGCAGCAGCACAGGCGCAAGCAGCTAAATATGGACGCAGGGATCCTGAAATACACTATGGAACAAACCCTTGCTCTGAAATTATTTTGCGTCCTTATCAGTTTTGTAACCTTTCAGAAGTCGTATTACGTGAAAAAGATACAATTGAGGATGTTGAAAATAAAGTACGACTTGCTACAATTCTTGGTACCTGGCAATCAACCTTAACAGACTTTAAATATCTTAGAAAAATTTGGAAAGATAACACAGAAGAAGAAAGACTACTAGGGGTTTCTTTAACTGGACAGTTTGGGCATAAATTCTTTTCTGGAAAAGAAGATATTAATAAATTAGAAAAAACTCTGGTATCGCTTCGAGAGTCAGCCAGAAAAATAAATTCTGAAGAAGCCAAAAAAATTGGTATACAGGAATCAGCAGCAATTACTTGTGTTAAACCATCTGGCACCGTATCTCAATTAGTAGGAGTGTCTTCAGGAATGCATCCTTGGCATTCCAAGTATTATATTCGCACAGTTCGTGGATCAAAGGGAGACCCAATTTCTGTATTTTTAAAAGAAGTAGGAATTCCAGTAGAAGATGATGTGATGAAGCCAAATGAAACTTATGTATTTTCATTTCCAATCAAAGCACCAGAAGAAGCAATTGTTAGAAGCGACCTTACAGCAATTGATCATTTAAATACTTGGTTGGTTTATCAGCGTGCATGGTGTGAACACAAGCCATCTATTACTGTTTCTGTAAAAGAAGATGAATGGATGGAAGTTGGATCATGGGTTTATAAAAACTTTGATGAAGTATCTGGAATCTCATTCCTACCCCACTCAGATCATTCATACAAACAAGCACCATATCAAGAAGTTACTAAAGAAGAGTACGAAGAGCTTTTGTCTAAAATGCCAAAAGAAATTAGATGGCAAGATCTTTCATTTTATGAAACAGAAGATGGAACTTCTACAAATGCTACGCTTGCATGTACTTCAGACGGTAACTGTGAACTTGTAGATATTTCTGCATAGTGGTATTATATTAGTATTGGGTAACCCCCAAAATTCCTGGGCACACGGCTCAGAAATAGGAGGATCTTAATGAAAAAAGATCTAAATAACGATGGAGTAATAACAATGACAGAACAAATCCTAGCGGCTCTTGGAACATATGCTCGTGCATTTCTTTCAGCAGCAATCGCTTTGTATATGACTGGCAATACAAATCCAAAGGACCTTTTGATGGGTGGAGTTGCAGCAGTAGCCCCAGTAATTTTAAAGGCTCTTTCACCAAGCAATCAAGAGTTTGGTTTCAAGTCAGCTAAGTAATTTAGTAAACTGTATTAAGAAAGCTCCTATGCTAAAATGAGCATAGGAGTTTTCCTATTTTAGGAGATTTTGAAAATGGCAGTACAAAAGAATTTTGAAGTAGATCAAAATGCTACTTTTACCTTTGAGGTTCAATACACCTTAGAGGACGAAGTCACACCAATAAGTTTAGTAAATGCAACTGCAAAAATGCAAGTACGTGATACTAAAGGTGGATCTAAATTAGCATTTACACTAACATCACCGTCTGGTGGTATAACAATTAATGGCGCAACTGGAACATTAACCATTAAAATGACACCTACTCAGACAAATAAACTCTTTTATCCAAAATCTTCTTATGACATTATGGTTGTCGATTCTAACGGGAATAAAATAAAACTCCTTGAAGGGTTTTTAACTCTCAGCAGATCGGTAACTATATAATGTCAGAAAAAGTAATAGTAACAGAAGTAAAAAATAAAGTAATTATTAAATCCCCTGGGCCACAAGGACCAGCTGGAAGAACAATATTAAATGGCACTGGTGCTCCCGCAAATAACTTAGGAGTTACTGGTGATTTTTATTATAATACAACTACTACAGATTTTTATGGTCCAAAATTAACAGACTTGTCATGGTCTGGATCATCAGTTATTAAATTTGTACAAGAAGGATCTGATTATTCATATTCTACTTCTTGGGAACTTGCTCAAGTAACTGGACCAGTTTCTGGAATATATTCTGTAACTATTAACCATAACCTAGACTTTTTCCCAAATGCAACAATAAAAGATAGCTCTGGAGAAACAGTAGAAACTGGATTAGAATACATTAATACAAATACAATAAAACTGACAATGGCTCAACCATTTTCAGGGACAGCATACCTGTCATAAAGGAGAAATAAAATGGCAAGAAAATTTTTAGTTAGTTTAGATCTTAACAAAAATGAGTTACTAAACGCTAGATTACAAAATCTGTCTTCCGACCCATCTTCACCAGTGGCAGGTCAGATTTACTTTAATACACAAGACAATGTAACAAAATTTTATGATGGCAATCAATGGATTTCAGGGGGGTCTACTAAATTTGGCCTAGAGGCAAATAGACCAAGTCCTTCTAAATCAGGAACCTTATATGCCGCAACAGACACAAGTACATTATTTTTGGATAATGGAACATCTTGGATTCAAATATCTGTAAATCCTGAAGATTTAGCAGATGCTCTTCAAGAAGCAAAAGATTACACAGATACTCGTGAAATTGCAATTACATCTGCTTACGAAGCATATGCAGATCAAGCAGAGGTAGATGCAAAAGCTTACACAGATGCTCGTGAAACTGCAATAACAACAGCCTATGAATCTTACACAACAACAGCAATTGGTAATTTAATTGATGGTGCACCAGGCTTATTAGATACATTAAATGAAATTGCAGCGGCAATTAACGATGACGCTAATTATTTCACAACTATTGCAAATTCACTTGCAACAAAACAAGATAACTTAACAGCCGCAAACGGTATTGATATTGATAGCTCTCAAAATATTTCTGTAAAGCTAGGAACTGGTTTATCTTTTGATGGCTCTGGAAATATCGTTCCTTCAAGCGGATATGGAGTAAGAAAATATTCAGAAGATATTGGAGACGGCACAGCAGTTTCTTTTGTAATTCCACACGGCTTTAGTACAAAAGACGTAACAGTTCAAGTATATGAAAAAGCTTCACCTTTTTCAAAAGTTGAAACAGATGTAGAGCACACCGATGTAAACACCACTACAATTAAATTTGCATTAGCTCCAAGTCTAAATGAGTACAGAGTTGTAGTAATAGGATAAAAACGTGAAGTTAAGGTCTTTACTTAATTTAGCAACACTAGCCTCCGACCCAGCAGGGTCGGTAGGCGATGTGTTTTTTAATACAACAGAAAAAGCCTTAAAAATTCATAACGGAACAACATGGATTATTCTTTCACAGAACACAGACCCAGCACCATTCTATATGCACACACATACATTTGATGGTGACATACATACAATTGATATTGAAAATCCAATAACATTTAAAGATATAAATACTGTAGCAAGTGTCTCAGAAAATATTCCTAAGATAGTAGGGTTTGACGGAGGGTCACCATCAAACAATGTTACAGATCCTAATTTCTTAGAGTTATCATTACTAGATGGCGGCAATATTTAATTTTTAGGCAATTATAAATATTATAATGTATAATATAACTAAGTCATAATTTAGAGGTAAAAATGGCAACAAACTTTCCAAGCTCTTTAGATACATTAACGAATCCAAACTCAACAGATGCGTTATCAAATCCGTCACACTCTCAGCAGCACACCAATCTTAATGACGCTGTCGAAGCAATTCAGACAAAAATTGGTGTAAATGGATCTAATGACTCAACTTCAATTCAGTATAAAATATCAGAAATAGAAACAACCTTATCAGATATTGAAAATTCAACTGGGGCAACAGAGACTCTTTTAGGACTAGAGGGAAACAATGACCTTACAATATCAGGTATTGAAAACAAAACTACTATAGACTCATTTAATAAAAATCTGTATAGAACATTAGAATACACTGTTCAATTATCTAGAGGATCAGAGTATCACAGTTCTAATATTTTAATTTTAAATGATGGCACTAATGTAAACATTGCAGAATCAAACATTATTTCAAACACAAATAATGTTCTGGCTAATCTTACTTTTGAAGAAAATTCGGGTATAATTAGTTTATGCGTTACTCCAACGAGTACAGCAGTTACTGCTAGATATTACAGAACAGCACTTAAAGTATAAAAAAAGCAGTAAAAGGGGAATAAATGGCAACAGTAAATAAGAACTTTAGAATCAAACATGGTCTGGTGGTTGAGGGATCAACCGCTACCGTAAATGGCCAAAATGTATTAACCGAAACAGGTGGAGATGCCTATATTCTCAACCTCGTTGGCGGGGCAACACTTGTAAAATCTGTATCCTCTGACTTTGCAGTAGACGGAGCAGGAAATCTTACAATCAACGGATCTTCAGATCTTGCAAGAACTGGAGATATTACCACAGCAGTTAATGCACTAGACACTGATGATATTGAAGAAGGTGCAAGTAATCTTTATCATACCGCACAACGTGCAAAAGATGCAGCAGCAGAACTTTTAACAAATGCATCAACAACAAATATTACAATTACAGGAACAGGTGCTGGATTAACAATTACTGCCGAAAACGGCGTAGCTGATTCAGACACTGATGATCTTACTGAAGGCACAACAAATCTATACTTCACCAATCAACGTGCATTAGATGCAACAGCATCAGCATACGATATATCAGGTTCTGCTTCAGCAGCACAAACTGCAGCAGAAAATTATGCAGACAGTTTAGCAGGAAACTATGATCCAGCAGGCGCTGCTTTAACAGCAGAAACTAATGCTAATATATATACAGATAGTGAAATCAATGGCTTAGTTACAGATGACATTGAAGAGGGTGTAAGTAATCTTTACTTTACAAATACTCGTGCTCGTGGAGCAATTTCTGCAGGAACTGGAATCAGTTACGATAGCGGAACTGGTGTAGTATCTGTAGACAATACAATTGCAACAGAGTCTTACGTCAATACAGCAATTAGTAACCTTGTTGACGGAGCTCCTGATCTTTTAAATACTCTTAATGAAATTGCAGCAGCAATCAATGATGACGCAAACTACTTTACAACAATTGCTAATCAGATTGCAGGAAAGCAAGATACATTAACAGCATCTACAGGAATTACAATTGATGGTTCAAATAACATTTCGGTAACAGCCAATACATATGATGCATATGGAGCAGCTTCAGCGGCCCAAACAGCAGCAGAGGCTACAGCTCAGGCAGCACTGGATGATGTTCTTGATGCCACAACACCATTCTCAGACATCAATATAAATGATTTTGCAAAGCAGGTAGCTGCTAGATCTACATCACTTGGTTCAGTTGTAGTAACTGCTTATCAGTTCAATAAATCAACATTTAAATCAGGTAAGTTCTTGGTTAAGATTGACAACGGAACACATAATGAAATCTCAGAAATTCTAGTAACACTAGATTCATCTGACAACGTAGCAATTACAGAATATGCAATCGTCGGAACAAATGGTTCAAGAGGAACAATTACAGCAGATGTAGATGGAACTCATTGCCGAATCAGAGTAAATCCAGTAAATGATTCAACTATTACTGTAGCTGGTACAATCTTTAACGCATAATTAAATAAAAGGCTAGGGGAGAGCCTTAATCTCCCCACAAAAAACAATTAGGGGATAGTGAACTTAATGGCAACAACAGATAAAAACTTTAAAGTTAAAAATGGACTCAATGTCGCAGGAAACGCTACATTTGATTCTAGCGTTATATTGGGATCAACCCCCCTAAGATTTGATACGGCAACAAATAAACTACAGATCCAATTAAATGGAACATGGAAGCCTATTGCATTTACCGAAGACCTGGAAAGCCAAATTGGCTTTACAGATATCGGACTAGCAATAGATTACAATGGTCTTCCAATATACACAGTTCAGGCAAATGGAGTAAGCACCACAGCAACTAAGTTCGCTGACGGTGGAACCCCAGAAACCTCAACATATGGTATGACATTTGATTCTGGGGCTTTAGTTTAAATAAAATAATGCTATACTTAGCAAATAAGGGGAAATAAATATGTCAACAGTAAGAATTCAAGTAAGACGAGGTACTGCATCAGAATGGACCTCAGTAAATCCTACACTAGCTGCAGGAGAACTAGGTGTTGAAACAGACACTAGAAAAATTAAAATTGGAACTGGAAGCACTGCTTGGACTAGCCTTTCTTACATAGCAGCAGACTCACCAGCAATTACAGAAATTGCACAAGACGCAATTGATCAAGCTCTTTCTATGGGCTCAGGTCTTACAAAGTCTTATAACGATAACACAAATACAATTTCCCTTGGCATCGACGACTCAATTGTCGCACTTAAATCTTATGTTGACAGCCAGGTAGGTGGGTTACAAAATACAGTAACTTCAGACTATGTATTATTAGCAGATGTTGGAAATGCAGGTGGACCTGCAAAATTAGATGCTGACGGAAACTTGCTTGTTCCAAAATCAAGCATTATTATAGAAGGATCATCAGCAGATGCTCATGAAACCACACTAACAGTATCAAATCCAACATCAGATAGAACAATCACACTTCCAGACTCATCTGGTACAGTAGCACTAACATCAGACCTTGCACCATATGCAACAACACAAGCATTAAATTCCGTAGTATCTTCATTGAATATTCATCAAGCAGTAAATGTTGCAACAACAGAACCGTTAGTAGCAACTTATGCTGCTGGTTCCGCTGATAACGGCAATGGAACTGGAATTGGTGCAACATTAACAATGAACTCAAATGGCACTCTAACAATAGATGGCTTACAAGCAGAAAATGGATTTAGAATATTAGTAAAAGATCAAGCAAACTTAGTTCATAATGGTATTTATGAAGTAACAATTGCAGGATCAGCTGGAGCACCAGCCGTTTTAACTAGATCTGCAGACTACAATAACTCAGATGTAAACACACCTCTTGATGTTGCTAAAGGCGATGTCGTTTTTGTAACAGATGGAACAGAAAATGGATATAAACAATTTTCTCAAATATACGCAGGAACTAACGCAGACGGCTCAGTAAAAATTGGATCTGAAAATATTGACTTTACTCAAATTTCAGGAGCAGCAACAATTATAGCTGGAAATGGTATAACTAAATCAGGAAACACAATTAGTGTTGATGCTCAAGAATTTTTAGCAACATCTACCGCATCAAGTACATATTTAACTCAAGCAGATGCAGCAAATGACTATTTGTCACAAACAGATGCTGGGGCTACTTATTTAACTCAAGCAGATGCAGCTTTAACATATTTAAATCAAACAGACGCAAGTACGACATACCTGTCACAAGCAGATGCAGGTACAACATACTTGTCTCAAGCAGATGCTGCAACAGATTATTTTGCTGTTACAACAGATCAAATTGAAAATGCCAATATTAAAATTGGCGCAGGAATTGCAGCAGATAAAATATCAGGAAACGCTGTAACACAAGCAGATACAGGAACTGTAACCAATACAATGCTTGCAGGATCCATTGATAATAACAAATTATCAAACTCTACAATTTCAGGCATATCGCTTGGATCTAATTTAGAAACATTAACAATTGGAACTGGTTTAAGTGGTACATCTTACAACGGTGGATCAGCAGTAACAATTGCAATTGATTCAACAGTTGCTACAGAGTCTTACGCAGACACCGCAGCATCAAATGCTCAAGGAGCAGCAGAAGATTACGCTGACGGACTTGCAGCAAATTACGAAGTTGCAGGAGCTGTTTCAACACACTCATCTGATACAACAAACGTACACGGAATTACAGATACAGCCCAAATTGCTCTTCTAGATGCTGCTACACAGCAATTTACAGGAGACATGGGAATTACTGGAGACTTAATTGTTGACGGTGACGTAACTGTTAATGGCGGAAGCTTTACAGCAAGCGCTACATCTATAACAATTGAAGATAATCTAGTTCAGCTTGCTCATCAAAACGCAGCAAATACCGTAGACTTAGGTCTTGTTGTAGCGTACAATGACGGCGCAGCAAAACACTCTGGTATAGTAAGAGATGTTTCTGCTAATAAATGGAAACTATTTAAAGGCGTAACAACAGAGCCTGCTACAACAGTAGACTTTACAGAAGGATCACTTGATGACCTTGAGTTAAATGAAATTAAAACAGCTGGAGTAGTATTCTCAGACGGCACACAGACCAAAGAGGGTGTTCCTTCAAGAACTCCAATTATTTCAAAGACTGCAGACTATACATTGTCTGCGCTAACCGAGAGAGATTCATTAATTGAAGTTGACTCTTCTTCAGCAGTAACAATTACAATTCCAACCAACTCAGCAGTTGCTTATCCAATTGGAACAACTCTAGATATTCTTGGAGTTAACACAGGACTAATCACAATCGCAGGAGATACTGGTGTAACAGTAAATGCTACCCCAGGATTAAAGTTACGTACACAATGGTCATCCGCAACATTACTCAAGAGAGCAGAAAATTCTTGGGTAGTTTACGGCGACTTGAAATCATAAGGAGAATTATAAATGAGTAAGAGATCTGGTAGAAAATCCCAAGCAGCAAATGACTTTTTAGAGCCAAAACCTGTAGAAAATTTAGTAGCTACAGATGTAGGAACTTCTAGAGCATACAATGACGGAGCAGTAAATCTATCATGGGAGTTACCTGCAGGATCACCTCCAGCAACCTCTTACTCAATTACAACAACCCCAGCATCAACAACACAAACTACATCTAATACCTCTTTTACATTTACTGGGCTATCATCAGATACAGCCTATACATTTTCAATAACTGGAAGCAATGCTGCAGGAACTTCTGCTGCTACAACTTCTAGTTCTGTAACAGCAACTACGGTTCCTCAATCTCCACAATCAGTTTCAGCAGCTTCTCCAAACGCAAACGAAGATGTTGTTTCATGGTCAGCAGGTGCTTCTGGTGGTAAAACAATTACTAGTTATACCGTAATATCTTCAGATGGACCATCATACACAAATTCAACTTCACCAAAAACTATTTCAGAAACAGCTGGAACTTCACAATCTTATACAGTTTATGCAATTAACGATAATGGAACATCAGTAGGAGCAACTACTGGTTCTGTTACTACAACAGCACCGTTCTTCCCACCGTTCTTCCCATATTTCCCACCGTTCTTCCCATATTTCCCACCGTTCTTCCCATTCTTCCCGTTCTTCCCACCATATTTCCCACCATTCTTCCCATTCTTCCCGTTCTTCCCACCATATTTCCCACCGTTCTTCCCATATTTCCCACCGTTCTTCCCATTCTTCCCGTTCTTCCCACCGTTCTTCCCACCGTTCTTTCCACCAAGATTCGGTCCATATTTCCCAGCGTGTGTTGACGGAGATACTTTAATCTTAACTAGCGAAGGTCCAAAACCTGCTAGAGAGATAAAAGTAGGAGATAAACTACTAACAGTTGATGCTTTAGGGTTAGCCGATCAACCTAACAAAACACCTCTTGAAATTAATGTTCAAGATTTGATGATAAGTAACATGGTACACACAGAAGTTACAAATGTTATAGTCTCAGACAAACAGGACAGAGTTTACTTCAATGGAAACAAAGAAGTTCAGTTTACAGAAACTCATCCAATATTCGTAAAACGAAATAACGAATATCGTGTAGTCGAAGCAGGACTAGTACAACAAGGAGATGTTTTAATAAATATCTCAGTAGATAACTTATCTGAAACTTTAGATATGACCAAGGTAATATCAGAAGTTGAAGTGTCTAAGGTAGATAAAATAACTTTAGATTTAGCAAAAGATGTGTACACATTTAGCTGCGATCCACATAATTGGTACTTCGCAGGAGATATATTAACACACAATAAGTAAAATAATAATCACCTAAAGCCCCCAAACGGGGGCTTTAGTATTCTTGACAGTTAATTATATATTATATATAATGTATACATAGTAGAAAGATAAAATATGCAAGATATTTATGATATAAACGATAATCCATGGTTTACAAAAGATAGATCAGAATCAACTTCTTTTAGGGTAAATAGATCTTTTGGTAATATTAAAGTTTTAAATCCAGGTATTGGATTAAATATTTATGAATCAGCTATTCCAAGCAGTGTTTGCGAAACATCAATTAAAACATTAGAAGATAAGCTAACAAATGGCAACATGTATAAATGGTCAGAAGCACAAGTTACGACCTCAGACAAACCAGTAAAATCTGCAAGAGATTGCGTAGATTTTAAATTTAAACCAGAAAATCTTGGAAAAAGAAATGAAAATAATGCAGAACTTCTAGATATGCATGAATCCATTTATAATGTATTAAAAAAATGCGTAGATGATTATTGTCAATATTGGGGAATTAATGTTGTATATTATGAAGCTTTTAATTTTGTGAAATACACCAGCCCAGGACAACATTTTAGAGTTCATGCTGATCATGGTCCACACTATAATTGTACAGTTTCAGCTGTAATATATTTAAATGATGATTACGAGGGCGGGGAGATAGCATTTCCAAGATTAGATAAATTAGTATATAAACCAAAACGTGGTGACGTAGTAATTTTTCCATCAAACTATATATACGAACATTCTTCAGAACCAATGATTTCTGGAGATAAATACTCTGTTGTAATTATGATGGATATTAACCTATTAGGACATAAGGAGAACAATTAATGAATAAACAAACTTGGTCAAGCGCAGAAGACTTAGGATCAGGAATTTGGGTATATAGAGATGTTTTAACAAAAGATTTAGATATTATTAATAGGCTAGAAACAAATTTAGATGGAAGCACTCCAGGTTGGACTTGGCAGCCAGCTTATGTTGGATATCAAGAAAGAATGCCAGAATATAGAGACTGCGTAGACTTTAAATTTAAAAAATCAGATATAGCAAATGATAAGTCTCCTATATCATTAAAAATGCAAGAATTGTGGCAAGACTGCTATGATAGGCAAGCACCAGCAGTAGAAGATTATTGTCAAAAACATAATATACATAAACTTCAATATTGGGAAGCTTTTAATTTTATTAAATATGTTCCTGGACATCACTTCATGGAGCACCATGATCATGGATTTTCATATAATTGCACTGTATCTTTAGTTGGCTATATTAACGATGATTACGAGGGCGGAGAATTATATTTCAGATTACAAAATTTAAATATTAAACCAAAAGCTGGAGATTTATATATTTTCCCTTCAACATATATGTATCCTCATCAAGCAAAAGTAGTTAAGTCTGGAACAAAATATTCATTAGTTACAATGTTAGATTATAGCGCAAAATTTCATACTCCAGCAATGTACGAAGATACTGGTAATTAGTGTCTATATTAAAGGCATATAAAAGACATCCAAATTCTTTTATAATTGAACCTATTTCAGTAAAAAGACAATGGATGGACGAAACTCCAGACGGTCATGCGTATAGGTGTTTTCCAGTAACAATGGCAAATACAATAGGTTGGACATTATCGTGTCCAGTGGACGTATCATTTATATGGGATGGGCAAATAGACACAACGCCAGATAGAGTTAAAATTTTATCTGGTCAAGAATATTGTTACACTGGAAGAGGCCAAGGTTCAGTAAGTTTTAATACAGGTCTTATTCTAAAATCAGAAAAACATATAAGTGTATTAAGTATTACTCCACAAAATTATTTTTATGAAGATTTTGAAGTAATGTCATCATTAATAAGTACATCTTTTTTTAATGTTGATTTTCCATTAGCAATTAAAGTTAAAATTCCAAATAAAGAAATTATTATAAAAGCTGGCACTCCCATTGCTACAATTATTCCGATTTCTCTTACATCATTAAAAGATGAATCTATAGAAATAGAAAATTTTATAAAGCCAGAAGATTATGATGCTAAATTAAAAAGTTATGGAGATGCTGCTCAAGTAATAAATCAATCTGGACAGTGGACAGATTGGTATAGAGATGCTATTGATGAAACTGGCACATCTATTGGAGAGCATGAAACTAAAGCTTTAAAATTAAAAGTAATAGATAATACAACAAAGGAAAATAACAATTAATATAATTAAATTTGTATCAAATAGGCCTTGGTTAAATAAAGAAAGTATTTCTAAGCCAACAGCAGCCATAAAAGAAATACCAGAATGGTTTAGAAAGGCAGATAGATTTGCAGTTAATCCAATTACTAAAGATTATTGGAAAGGGCCAGACGGAGGCAAAGTTCCTACATGGAAGGCTTGCCCAGCTATATTTGATATATTAGGCACTGGCTATGTTCTTAAAACACCATGCGACATTAAATTTTATTTAAAAAATAATAAAATGTCTGTTGAAATAAAAGAAGATAGGTATAAAGATTTTTGTTCTCAAAGAGACCCTATGCCACAATTTGTTCATCCAAAAGGTTACCATAAAGAACATTTTGCATGGTACCCAGACTGGGCAATTGAGTTGCCAGAAGGATACAGTGCTTTATACACAACCCCATTTAATAGGTTTGATTTACCATTTTTAATGACTACTGGAATTGTAGATAATGATAAAATTAATTTACCAGGAACAATGCCATTTTTTATAATTAGAGGATTTGAAGGAGTGCTACCAGCAGGAACTCCATATGCTCAAATAATTCCATTTAAAAGAGAAGATTGGTCATCAGAAATATTTATAGAAAATCCAAATAATTTATACAAAAAGAATCAAAAAAATAGTGATAAATATAGAGTAAAAGATGGTGGAGTCTATAAAAATGAAGTTTGGTCTAAAAGAACATATGAATAGAATGATATAATAAATATATGGACAATAATTTAGCAAATGGTGCAGCAAATTGGGATAACCGTGTTTCAATAACACCACCTGGATTTTTTGGCAACAGTCCAGAGCATATTCAGGCAAGAGAAAATTTTATGACTGAAGAAGAGAGATTATTCTTATTAGAATCAGCTAAATCAATTAATGAGTGGGATAGAACCGAAACTCATTATAATGATGACGGAATTGTAATTTATGACTCTTCTTATTGGGATAACCGTGTTGCATCAAGACCAATTCTTGATAAAATAAATCCAGAGATATCTGTTGTAATTGAAAAACTTGTTGAAAGATTAAAAGTTGAAGTTGATAATCATTTTAATGTTGATGCTAAACCTACAAGTCCAGCAATTGTTAGATGGATGAAAGGATATAGACAAGAGCCACATGCAGACAAACAGTTGCAAAATGGAGAGCCAAATGATTTTCCTTGGTATGATCTTGCTGGATTATTTTATTTAAATGATGACTACGAAGGCGGAGAACTTTATTTTATGCATCATGATGTACAATTTAAACCAAAACCTGGAGCAGCATATTTCTTCCCAGGAGATGTAGGATACAGTCACGGAGTAAAAGAAATAACAAATGGAATTAGATATGTTATTCCATTTTTTTGGACAATTTTAAAACATACTGGTGATAAGCAGCCATGACAGTAGATTACACAGAAATATATCCTAAAATATATGTATACCACAATTCAATAAAAGATCCTAATTTTTTTTTAAAGCAGTCTTTAAATCAATATAAAATTGGTTGGAAGGATTGGTCATTTTTTGGAAGATATATAGGAATTGGCGGGAAAACAGCTAAATATAAAAAATTTCCAACCTGGGAAGAATTTAAAGAGTCTATAGATTTACAAGAAAATCAACAACTAAGTTTAGAGTATATTGATAAGTTTTATCACAACACTAAACATTATATAGATAATAATTTAATTACTTTAAACGAATGGGCATACGAGTCTTCCTCTTTATGTGAATATGATATAGCAAAAGGACATGACGGAGAATTCTCTATGGCCTATCACTCAGACTTTATTGTGCCAGAAAAAAATTGGCCAGGATTAAAATTTGAAATATCAGTAACAACTTATCTTAATGATGATTACGATGACGGTGAGTTGTGTTTTGCTATAGATAACGATTTATTTTCTTATAAACCTAAAGCTGGAGATATGATTATTTTTCCATCAAGACCACCATATTTTCATGGAGTAAGAAAACATAAAAATAAAAATAGATATATGATTAGAGGATTTTGGCTATCTTCTTACGAAGGAAGTCTTGAATGGCATGAGGGATTGCTTAAATACGGTAAAGAAGAGTGGGAAAAAATGCAAAGAATCGAACTAGAAAAATATACCATAGAAAATATACCTTCTCCATCAGAATACGCATCTTCTTATTCTAGAGATAATGAAAGATTAAATATAAAATGAAAAATTTAGAATTTATAACAATATATCCTGGAGTAAACGTATACAGAAATGTTTTTCAGGATGTAAATGATTTTTTAGAAAAAGCAAAAAAATGTGAAAAATGGGAGCAATGGTATACATTTGGATCAATGCTTGCTCTTCAAGAAATGCCAATTAAATTTGATTCATTTCCAAATAAAGATGAGTATATGACATCAAGAAAATGGGACGACGGTACAGAAAATTCAAAAATAAGAGGACAGCTAGCAGAAGAAGTAGCAGAAATATTTTATGATGTAACAAGTCATTATATAAAAATGCATCCAGAGCATTCATTACAAAATTGGATAAAAAACCCCGCTTCTGTTAATAGATACAATGATGGATCAAGTATATCTGATAACTATTCAATGAACTACCATACAGACTATAATCAAGAAATTGAAGATTCAAGTGGTATTAAATTTGGAATTACTACAACATTTTATTTAAATGATGACTATAAAGATGGAGAAATTTGTTTTAAAATTAATGATCATTTTATTTCTCATAAACCACAAAAGGGAGACGTAATAGTATTTCCATCTAAGCCACCATACTATCATGCAGTTAGAAAATCTAGTGGAACAGATAGATATATGATTAGATCATTTTGGCAATTTGAGTATGAAGGATCAAAAGAATGGCTAGAAAATCAAGAAAAATACGGCAAAGATGTTTGGGCGTCTATGGAAGAAAAAAGAATTAGCAAAGAAAGATTTATGTATCAAATTGAAGGAGAGTCTATGCATAAATTTTTTGGAAAAGATAATGGAATTAAACTATGAGACAATGTACTTGTGGAAGATCTAATGCGTATCCATATTGTGATGGAACTCATAAAAAGAAAAAGGAGCCAATAATGAAAGACGGCATGATAGATGTTTTAGATAAAAGTAAATTTATTGTTTTGCAAGACGAAGAAGTTCCAGAAAATAAAGCTGGTGTACTTGGAGTCTATACCAATAAAATTGTAGAAATACCCAACTTTATTGACCCAGCAATAGTTCCCAAGATGATTCATTTTTTTGAAAATTGTAATGTTGAGTGGGGAGATATTGCGTTTTACGGATCTTCTGGAAAAGGTATTTTAACTGACTCTGAAACAATGAAAAAATTTGGATTGCCAGATGAATTTTTTGATAAGTTAAAAAATAAATATCAGGAAACAGTAGAACTGGTATTCGGCAGAGAAGTTAGAGCAAATACTTCTCATGCACAAAAATGGGATGTTGGAGGATTTGCAAGCCCGCATTCAGATAATTCAGATAATGAAGGAAAACCTAATGCTTTTGAAATAAATAAGTATGTTGGAATTTTATACTTAAACGATGACTATGAGGGTGGGGAATTATATTTTTGCGATAAAGATAATGAGATGAATCCATATCTATCATTTAAACCAAATGTATATTCTTATTATGTATTTCCTGGAGGGTATGAAAATATTCACGGAGTATCAGAAATTACTAAAGGAACAAGATACACTATGGTATCATTTTGGGATTTTGCAGATTTAGTATATGACGATGCTACTTTAGAAAAATGGAAAGAAGAAGAAAAGCAAGTTAGAATTGAACAGGCTGCACAAAAAGAAGAATGGCTAAAAGGAAATAAATATGCCTAATGTTCAAAGATTTGAAAAAATATCATATTATAAAAACGTTATAGACGATCCTAAATCACTAATCAATTTAATAGAGGAGTCAGATAAAAATTTAACGTCAGATACTAGTATCCCAAGTTGGCAAGAATGGAATGCTAGCGGAGATAGTCCTTATCAATTTGGTTATCAAAAAAGATTTAACAATAATGTTGAAGCTGATACTTCTCTAGAAATTAAAAAAATAAATATGACATTAAAAAATGCTATTGTAGATGCATCTAATGATTATTCAAAAGAATATGGTATAAATATAGGAACATTAATGCCTTTATCTATAAGTAAGTATTCCACTGGAAAATCTATGGGCCCTCATGTAGACGATTATAATAATGGAGATGACCCAAACATATCAGTAGTTTTATATTTAAATGATAATTATGACGGTGGTGAGATTAATTTCCCAAATCAAAACATAACAATAAAACCAGAAGCAGGAAGCATTGTGATATTCCCATCTGTAGAGCCATATTACCACGAATCCCTACCAGTTATTTCTGGTATTAAATATATGTCTCCTGGATTTTGGCGTAAAGTAGACAAGGTGGTATAATTTAAAAATGGCCACTATTCCAAATGATAAAAACTGGAGATTCCCAGACTACACAGATTCACCAGATATACCAAGAGATATTTCTTATTTAGCTGCAGATATTTCAGAGTATATAGATTCTCACCCAGGTCCACAAGGTGAGCAGGGGGATACTGGACCAGCAGGACCAGCAAACGTTTTATCAGTCGGAACAGTAACAACTGGACCAGCAGAGTCTTCAGCCTCAGTTACAATTACTGGTACATCACCAGAGCAAACAATCAATTTTACAATTCCTCGTGGCGATACTGGAGCAACTGGTGCAACTGGCGCACAAGGTATTCAGGGAATACAGGGCATACAAGGAGAACAAGGAATTCAAGGTATACAAGGAGAAAAGGGCGACAAGGGCGATACTGGTGCAACTGGCGCAACAGGACCTCAAGGTATACAAGGCGAAAAAGGTGATGATGGTGACCAGGGCATACAAGGAGAACAAGGAACTGGCGTTAATATATTAGGTTCTTATGCTAATCTTACAGCACTACAGACAGCACATCCAACTGGAAGCTCTGGAGATGCATATTTAATAGATAATGATTTATATGTTTGGTCTCAATCAACATCTTCATGGATAAACGTTGGAACAATAAGAGGCCCACAAGGTATTCAAGGAGAGCATGGCATACAGGGTCCAAAAGGCGATAAGGGAGATACTGGCGATACTGGAGCAACTGGTGCACAAGGACCGCAAGGCCCACAAGGCGAACCAGGATTAACAGGAGCAGACGGAGCAGACGGAGCAGACGGAGCAGACGGTCAAGACCTTACATCAGTATTTACAATATCACAAAAATCTACATCTTACACATTAGTGGCATCAGATCTTGGAAAATTAATAGAAATGTCAAATGGCGGAGATCTAATTATACCAACAGATTCAGAAATATTTGATATCGGATCTACTATAGATATAATTCAAACTGGATCATCGCAAGTAACAATAGGCGGAGATACTGGTGTAACAGTAAACTCAACCCCAGGATTAAAATTAAGAGCACAGTGGTCATCTGCAACATTAATTAAAAGAGGAAATAATCTTTGGGTTGCTGTAGGCGATTTGAGCGTCTAAAATGCCAAAAAGAAATCGTGGTAGATCTGGTACAAGAAAAACAAATGTTCCAAATTATTTAGGACAAACTTCTACCGACACGCAAACATCTTTAACAAATCTTGGATTTGTTTATATATATAATACAACCGATACTACAACAGAGTCTGATAATTTAAAAATATATTCACAAAGTATTTCTTCTGGTCAATTATATACTTTGGGATCACAAGTTTCAGTTGAATATTATGTGTATGTTGCGCCGTTCTTCCCACCGTTCTTTCCATTTTTCCCACCCTATTTCCCACCGTTCTTTCCATTTTTCCCACCCTATTTCCCACCGTTCTTTCCATTTTTCCCACCCTATTTCCCACCGTTCTTTCCATTTTTCCCACCAAGATTTGCCCCAGTGGGTCCTTATTTCCCAGCATGCCTAGATGAAAACACTTTAGTGTTAACTAACGAAGGAATGAAGCCAGCTAAAGATATTAAGGTCGGGGATACATTATTAACAGTTGATGCATTAGGATTGTCTAATCAACCAAATGCAACCCCACTTGAAATTAATGTTAAAAATCTTAATATAACAAACTTAAGATCTACACAGGTTACAAATGTAATTGTTTCTGATAAAACAGATAGAGTCTATTTTAATGAAAATACAGAAATTCAATTTACTGAAACTCACCCAATATTCGTAAAACGAAATAATGAATATCGTGTAGTAGAAGCGGGATCAGTTCAAGAGGGAGATATCATTATAATTATAAATATAAGTCTCTTAAAAGAACAAATAAATATATCAGAAGTAATAACTGAAACTGTAATAAATAAAGTTGAAAAGAAAACTTTAGATGTTGCAAAAAATGTATATACGTTTAGCTGTGATCCATATAATTGGTATTTTGCTGGAAATATATTAACTCACAATAAGTAGATTGGAGGTTGTCAATAAATGTCATATAAACTTAAAATATTAAAAGACCATCCTATTGGATTTTGGCAACTTGATGATGTGGCTACAAATCCTACTTTTGACTTTACTGATATTTTAGAAAAATATGATACCTATCAAGATTTATTAGATGCATATGAAGACTATGCAAATATAAACTATTTTGCAGAAGATAGTTCTGGATGCTCTAATACTGGACTGTATGTCGGAACTTTTGATACTAATAAAAAATATTTTCCTTTATCTCCAGGAGGAAGATATTCTATAGATATAACATCATCTAAAAGTATAGATTTCCCAATAATTAATAGTTACTATAAAAATAATGCACCTGGCGGTTTTGCTACAAGAGATTATGGAGATAATGATTTTACACTAGAATGCTGGATCTACCCAGAAATAACCACTAATTCTTTAACAACAATATTTGCCGATAGTAGTAAAAATGTTGGCATATTTTACCAAAATGGAAATATCATTTTTAAATTAGATCAAGAACTTTTAGAATATACATTACCAATTATAAATAAATCAATGCATATAGTTGCAGTATATTTAGTAACAGAAGCTCATTTATATATAGATGGCAAACTATCCATTAGTAAAACAATATCTTCTAATCCATTTACCAATACTGAAATTTTATTAACCTCTGGGCCCACATCAAATTTAAACGATAAATTTTTAATAGACGATATAGCAGTATATAGATATGGTCTATCTAATATAAAAATATTAGATCATTATTATAATGATAGCTATACAAATCCATCTCAAATAATACAAGTAGACAATGGAGAAATTTTTGAATTTTACGATACAGATATAAGTAAAGTTTTTTCTTATTCATATCCTTTAAATAGGCCCTGGCAAGAAGTCGTGACAGAAGATTTATATTATGACCAAACAAATCAATATATACAAATTAAAAAAAGTGGCGTACAAGAGTCTAAGTCTATTGTAATAGAAGATACAATATACTTACCAGCAGCAACTTCTATAAATTCTTCAAAAATAGATTGGTTTGGAGATAATGGAATTACTGTTGAAACTAGTATTAATGGAGAAGATTATGAATTGTGTATCAACGGACAGTCTATACCACAATACACCTCATTAAATTTTAACAATAGTAGAGTTTTAAATATAAAAATAACAATAGGCTCAACGGACATTTCTAAATATTTACCAAAATTATATAATTTAAATATTAGTTTTTATAATAATCAAATTATGTATTCAAAAAATGGAACAAGCTATTTGTCAAAAATTGAAAATAAAGACTATTATTTAGGAGAAAATAAATACCCAATTTTATCTAGGGATCCAAGAAATGGAATATTGTGTCCAAGTAACTCTGGATTTAATATTAATTTATTTCAATTAAAACAATCAATAGAATTTTTTTATACACCATATAGTTTAAATAAAGGTCTACTAATTAGCTCAATTATAGATGAAGACGGGGCAGCCAGCGAATATTCATGGAATACAGATGGATCAATTAATCAAACTAACATAGAGTCTATTTATGTCAATGGTATAGATGTTTCTCTAGAAGATGACATATCTAATATATTTACATTAAACGATATACATCACGTTGTGATTAATTTTACAGACCCTATATATGGGCTAGCAACAATCAACTACAAGTCATCTGGTTCAACAAAAGCCCTATATCAATATATGTCATTTTACCAGAATTCATTAAGTTATAATACTATAATTAATCATTATCGTTTATATACCTCTAGAGACCTATATCAAACAAGTTATTCTTCCATGTTTATGTCAGAAAACTCAGTTAATCTATATAATAATGACTGGATTGTGGTACAAAACTCATAATTATGTCAACTGTCTTGACAATATATGGACTTTAACCGTAAGTAATGGTAGAATTGAGACCTAATGGATATTAAAAATGTTAATCAAAAAGTAATAGAGGAAACAACTCTAGGAATATATGTGTGGGAAATGCCAGACGGAAGATGGATTGGCGATGACGATGGCAATTTTCTATCAATAACATCTAAAAAAGGCAACCGCTCAAAAATGGACACATTAGCAAAAGCCGTAAGATCTTATGGAATTTATGAGGGACAGCCTAAATTTTTATCAGGCAGACGTAAAATTGATGATGAAGAATTTGAATATCAAAAACAAAGATTAGATTGGGGACTAACACCAGACCCACTAGATATTGGTGTATATAAAGATTCAATTAAAAATGGAGGAAGACCATAATGGAGTTCATTAACGACGACACAGATCCTACACAAAATATAGATATATCAAACTCTGCCGACTGGATGAGATTTAACAGCAAAGAAGTTGTAGTAGACAATGATCCATTTAGTATTGGAGAAGCAGAGTTAAAAAAAGTTAATGGTCTTGGAACAAGTTTTCGTAGAAAGATGTCTAGAGAATTTTCTAAAAGATTTATCGGTCAAGATGGAACTGGAACACAGCAGAATTTATTGCAGCAGGCAGTTACGGGATATGCAATGTTCGATCTCGTTCAACCAGTATACAACCTAGAATATCTATCAAAGATTTATGAAATATCTCCTTATAATTACGCAGCAATTAATGCAAAAGTTGCAAATATTGTAGGGCTTGGGTATACGTTCGTAGAAACAAAAAAAGCAAATGATGCACTAGACAATATTTCAGATGAAAAACAATTAGATAGGGCACGTAGAAAATTAAATAAGCTTCGTCAAGATTTAGATTATTGGCTAGAAGAAACAAACGAAGAAGAAACATTTACAGAAACATTAATTAAAGCCTATACAGATTTAGAAGCTACTGGTAATGGCTTTATTGAAATTGGTAGAACCACTGCTGGCAATATAGGATACATAGGACATATCCCAGCAAAGACTATGCGTGTTCGTCGTTTGCGTGATGGATTTATTCAATTGCTATATGGTAAGGCTGTATATTTTAGAAACTTTGGAGATCAAGAAACCCCTAATCCAATAGCGGATGGAACAGATAGACCAAATGAAATTATTCATTTAAAGAAATATACTCCAATGAATAATTACTACGGGCTACCAGATATAGTTGCAGCACAAACATCAATGGCTGGAAATGAATTTGCTGGTAAATATAATTTAGACTATTTTGAAAATAAAGCAGTTCCACGATATGTTATTACTGTAAAGGGAGCAAAGCTTTCCCCAGAATCCGAAAGAAAATTATTAGAATTTTTCCAGGTAGGATTAAAAGGTAAAAATCATAGATCGTTATATGTACCGCTTCCACCAGACAGCCCAGACTCAAAGGTTGAATTTAAAATGGAGCCTATTGAGGCAAGCTCTCAAGAGTCTTCATTTAATGTTTACCGAAAGGCAAATAGAGACGAAATATTATTAGCTCACAGAGTTCCTATTAATAAAATAGGAGTTCCAGAAGGAATTAGTCTAGCATCTGCAAGAGACGCAGATAAAATGTTCAAAGAGCAGGTATGTCGTCCAGCACAGGATATTTTAGAGAAGAAATTAAATAGAATTATTTCTGAAAAAACAGATGCCTTAATTCTTAAATTTAATGAATTAACCCTAACTGACGAAGATACTCAATCTAAAATTGATGAACGTTATTTAAGAATGCAGGTAATTACTCCAAATGAAGTTAGAATTAGAAAGGGTATGGTGCCTAGGGATGGCGGAGATAATGTTGTTGATTTAAAAGCTCAAGGGGCAGCCGAACAAACCGCTCAAGCAATGAATTCTAGAAATAGGACTCAGGAGAGATCTGCAAATTCACCAGATATTTCTGGGGAGGCCAGAAATCCAAAAGGTGAGGGTCGAACCACTGCTTAATTATTAGGCAACTAGTTATTTGCCTTTTTATATATACAAAGATAAAATTAAGCATATGAATATTGAAAAATCTTATTGGTCCAGCAATGGCGATGATATCAGTTTATCTATTCCTTTCACAAAAGTCAATCGTGAAAAGAGAACTGTCTCTGGTTTTGCGACACTAGACAACATTGATCAAACAGGAGATGTTGTAACTGCAGAGGCCAGCTTAAAAGCTTTTGAAAACTTTAGAGGAAATATCCGTGAGATGCACGGATCAAATGCAGTCGGTAAAATGGTTTCATTTAAACCAGAAACTTACTATGACCCAAAGTCAGGTGAATTTTTTAACGGAGTATATGTAGACGCATATATCTCAAAGGGCGCACAAGACACCTGGGAAAAAGTTTTAGACGGAACACTACAAGGATTTTCAATTGGCGGAAAAATTGTGGATTCAGAGAATGAAGTAAATAAGTCTACAGGAAATCCAGTAAGATTTATTAAAGAGTATTCATTGATTGAGCTATCAGTAGTAGACTCACCAGCAAATGAATTATGTAATATTTTATCTATTCAAAAAATGAATGGACAATTAATTTTTAAAGGAATAGCAGCAGATACTGTTACGGAAAATATTTTTTATTGTGAAGATAGCGATTCCGTATTCATGTCAACAGACGCAACTTATACCTCACCAGTAACTGGTAAATTAGCAAGTTTAATTGGTTGGGTAGAAAGTAACGATGTTAATAAAGCAAAAGAAATAGAAAAGATTCTTGCTTCATTCAAGAAGTCAAGATTAACGTTGCCTGAAACACAAATAGCAAAACAGGCAAACGCAGAAGGAGGTAATGAAGTGTCAGAAAACACAGAAACAGTAGCAGTAGAAGAAACTGCTCCAGTAGAAGTTTCAAGCGCTGCAGAGGCAGTAATTGAAAAAGCTGTTACAGAAGATGTAGTAGCCGAAGATACTTCTGCCGAAACCGTTGAAAAAGCAGCAGACGTCTCAGAAGTCGTCGTTGATGAACCTGATTTTGCAAAAATGTTAGGTGACCTAAAAGGCTTTTTCTCAGAAACTCTAAGCAAAGCTTCAGAAGCAAATGCAGCACAAGTTACAACTATTAAAGAAACAGTTGAATCTTTTAGCAAGAGCGTAGAAACTAGAATTTCAGAGTTGGCAGAACAACACTCAGAACTCAGCAAAACTGTTGAGAACATCAAGAACACGATTGATGGTGTAGAAAAGCGTGTCGATGCAGTAGAATCAGAGACTGCAATTAAGAAGTCCTCAGACCTTGGCGGGTCTAGGGAAGTAAAAATCCAAAAATCAAAATGGAACGGTTCTTTCCTCGGTTCCGTAAACGAACTATTTAAATAAAGGGTAGGTGAAATAAATAAATGAGCAATGAATTATTAGAAAAAGCAGTAGCTGCCGATACGACAGTAACTGGTACATTTGCTTCAGCAACTGGAGGAGAAGGAATCCACACAGGGTCAGAAAATGGCAACGGTGGTCTTCTTAATCCAGAACAGTCAGCTCGATTCCTAGACTATATGTTCGACGCAACCGTAATTGGTAAAGTCGCACGTACCGTCAGAATGAAGTCTGATACAACTGAAATTGATCGCATGGGCGTAGGCGAAAAGCTTATGAAACTTGCGACAGAAGGAGATAACACAAACAGCGACAACGCTGCAGTGACATTCTCAAAGATTTCTTTGACAACAAAGAAGTTACGTCTAGATTGGGAACTTTCAACTGAGTCTCTAGAAGACAATATTGAGGGTGCAGATCTAGAAGATCACATTGCACGTCTAATGGCAACACAAGCTGGTAACGACATTGAAGATTTGGTTCTTAACGGAAACACATCTCTATCATCTGATCAGCTTTACAAGGCATTTGACGGAGCAGTTAAGCTTTCAAAGACAAACGGTCACGTAGTTGACGCAGGTGGAGATACAATCTCCCGTGCAGTATTTAATGATGCGCTTAAGGCTCTTCCACGTAAATACAAGCAACGCCGTACAGACCTACGTTTCTTGTCAGGTTCAAACTTGATTCAAGATTACTTATATGCAACTTCACAAAATATCCAAAACGTTAACCCACAAGATATTGCTTCTGGCATTATTCGTGGTGAGGTAGCACCTGTATCTGGCCCAGCTGGATATGTAGCTCCATACGCATTTGGTATTCCAATCGTTGAAGTTCCATTACTAAATGAGACACAAACTGGCTCATACTCAGGAGCAACAGGATCACACGGTGACGTCCACTTGACATTCCCAAATAACGTAGTTATTGGTATCAAGCGTGATGTAACTGTATACCGATTCTTCTGGCCAAAGAAGGACTCAATCGAGTACACAATGTATACTCGTGTTGGCGTTCAAATTGAGCAAGCAGATGCTTGGGTAGTAGTAAAGAACGTAAAGGTTGCTTCTTAATTAAGAATTAACCATATTGAAGGCCCCCAATTAATTTTGGGGGCTTTTCATTTAAATTTAGTAATGATATAATTAAAGAACTAGACTAAGGAGAATATATGTCATTTGAGACATTAAAACTATCTGAAATTAAAAAAGTAGCCGAAGACTTTGGCGTAGATATAGAAGCACTAAAAAGCAAGAACGATATTATTGCAGCATTAGCTGAAGAAGGCGTAACCTGGTCAATATATCAAAAGACAATTAAAGATATAGCAGATGCCACAGAAGAGATTGAGGTTTTACCAAGGTTTGATGCTAAAAAGAATCAAGACAAAGATTCAGTTTTAGTTAGAATGGAAAGAGCAAATCATAGATATGATACTATGGGATTTACATTTACAAGTACACACCCATTTGTAGCAATGTCTGAGGAACAAGCTCAAGAAATTTTTGATAGGGAGGAAGGTTTTAGATTAGCCACACCAAAGGAAGTTCAAGACTTCTATAACTAATCTAAGCCTATAATATGGCTGAAGTATATGTAGATAGCAATTCAATAACATCAACTAAAATTATTTATGGGGGAGAAATTGTAGATGCTGATGGTGCTGTAATGGTAACTGTATTTGATATTACAGAAGACCCTGCCGTAACTCCTGCAGTTGATCCTGGCACCTCAGTATACACAACTCAAGCAACAAAAACGGAAACTGACATTGGGTCATATAAAATTAATATACCGTATTCTTTAGCAAACAGAAGTAAAAATTTTAAAATAAGATGGAATTATTCTATCAATGGACAGGCGCACCAACACTACACTACATTAGATGTAGTAAAGCCATATTGTAATTTAGCAGAAGCAATTGATGATTTAGGTTTAGGAACAGACCCATCTGATCCAAATTACAAGTCATACCATGAGTTAGTAATGGCTGAAAAATATGCAAGAAAAATAATTGATGAATTTACTGGACAAAAATTTGCAACATACGACGACGTACACATAGTGTATGGATCAGGATCAGACATTCTTCCTTTACCATATAAATTAAATACATTGCATGAACTATATCAAAATGATGTGCTAATTGTAGATACAATAAATGAAATTAATAATTGGAATTTTACAACAAGAATTTCAGAAACTGGATTTGGATTAAGAGTCGATAGACAAAGTACTCTAGACAACACAGTTTATTCAGCTAATGGAATGGTGCCTCCATCTATTAATGATTCTTATAATGGAGCTTTTATTAAAGACTATACATATCGTGTACAAGGAAGGTTTGGTTGGGACGTGGTACCAGATCAAGTTGAACAGGCCTGTATACAATTAATGGGACAATATTTTGCTAAAGATAGATTGTGGACAGATAGATACTTGAAGAGCGTTTCAACATTTGATTGGGACTTTGAGTACGCAGACGCAGCATTTACTGGTACTGGTTCTTCATATGTAGACAAATTACTTTCCCCATATGTTTTAACAAATATGGTGATTATTTAATGTTTGATATCATGGAAGCAGTGCTATCCATGAAAATGGATATATATAAACAGTTTGATATACAAAATCCAGACACTGGCGCTATAGTAAAAGAATGGAACTACTATAAAACATTGAACTGTCATGCAAAAGGAGTAATAACAAACTCTGCAACAACAAGATCTGGTGACAAGCAAATACTTGGAAACAAATATACTAATGAACAGGTTATCCAAGTTCGTACTTCAGATAGACTTACGGCTAGAGAAAAAATTACTAATATTAGAGATAGCAATGAAAAAACAATTTGGACAGAATTAAATTATCCATCTGACACCCCAACCGTTTTTGAAGTCATTGGAACAACTCCAATAACAGATCCATTTGGACAAGTTTTAGCATATAATTCAACACTAAAAAGATCGGAGAATCAGCAAATTGGAATCTAACGTAATGCTTCTACAAGCTGCCTCTGGTCTTGAAAGACTAATGTATAATAAAAATCCCAAAGGTGCTATTAATGATAGCAACGTGGCCCAAATATCAGCAGCCCTATATTATCAGGCCAATGTAATATCCAAATTAAGCAATAGCAAAAAGTTTAAAAATTCTTTTAAGAAAATAATATTTACTCAGATAGAAAAAGATTTTGGTAATTATATAGATGCTCAAGCAAGGTCAAAGCCTAAATCATTTCACCATGTATATGAATGGAAAAAGTCTGGAAATAAGAATGCTAGATTATTTAAATTAACATCTATGGATTCTGAGGGAATATCATTTAAAATTGATTTTGAATTTATATTATCTAAATCATTAGTTCCATCATCAAATAGTAAGCGTAGGCATACATTTGCAATGAAAGCTTCTGTGATGGAGGCAGGAATGCCCCTTAAAATTGCTCCACGCCATTCTGAGAGGCTAGTATTTGAAGTTGATGGTAATACAGTGTTTATGCCCAAAGGGGCCGCAGTGACCGTTAAAAGGCCAGGAGGAACTAGTGTCAAAAATCAATTTACATTACAATATTCAAGATTCTTTAGTGGAGAATTAATAAATAACTCTATTAAAAAATCTGGGTTCAAAGAATTATTTAATTCAGAGTCATTAAAGGCTCTAAGAATCCCAGCTTCAATTAGAACAATTAAATATTCATTCTCTCCAAATTTAATTAGATCAATGGCGGATGCAGCATCAGAAAAAGCATTTGGAGGGTACATGTTATGACAGCTGATTTTAAATTAGATGCTATGCTAGAAATTAGAAAGTTCCTCTGGTCAGAATTAGTAGAAGCAGGCATATTCGACTCAGATGAGTATTATAGCGATAATATAGGAAAATCCGTAGTCCCTATAATCCCAGTTCAGCAGGCCCCAGAAATGAACCAATTCTTAAGTGGAAAAAAGCATATAATTTATGACAAGATAGGTCTTTCATATGAGGACAATTGGTTGATATGCTGTGAGCAAGTTCTTTTTACTGTATATTCCATAGATGTATCAGAGATCAATGAAATAAGAAATTTTATGACTGATCTATTTAGGAGAATGGACGACTCTGCAAAAGATATCAATAGATTTCAAAAATTAAATAATAAGTTTAAATTCCATAGTATTTTTATAGCCGACATATCTCCCACAGAGCCCTCTGAAGAACTACAGGGCTTTCTTTCAACAGACATTATTCTAGAGGTCAAATATTCAAGAATAACAGACTCAGTAGGCCGATTCCTCTAAATTGCTTTAGGCTTTGATATGCCGTATCATAGGACATGAGGAAAGAAGCCTAGCCAGCTTTGGTTTTTAAAATATATATATATATAGTTTAAAACACAGGAGGTAACAAATACTATGGCACAATCCGTAGGTAATGCTAAAAATATTCTTGTTGGTGCGTCACCGCTGTTTTTATCAACAGTAGACGTAAACGACTCAGATTATATCGCTAACGCAGAAGCAGGAGTAGCAATTGCATCAGGTTCAGGCAATGTAGCAATTCCAGCTTTCGCAACAGGTGTATCATACACAACTTCACTAAATGCAGTAAATCAGGAAGAAGGTAAGTTTGGATATCGTAACGTTGGTTTTACTAACAACGGTCTTCAAATCACTTACAATCCAACATACGATTCAGTAACTGTTGACCAATTGCTAGATACAGCTAAGCTGTTCAAATCTGCAATGGAGGTTATGATTGCAACAGAAATGTCAGAAGGTACTCTAGAAAATATCGTAGCAGTATTCGGACAATCAGCATCATCACTATCAGACAATGGTTTGACTGGACAGTCAAACAAGAAAGAGTTAGGTCTAGAAGCAGGTGCACTTGGTGCAGCTCCAACAGAGCGTCAGCTAATTGCAGTAGGACAAGCTCCAACTGCTAGTGCAACAGCAACAGAGCGTGTATATTATGCACGTCGAGTATTGTCTGTACAACAGTCACAATTCTCACTTGCTCGTACAACTCCAACCACGTTCCCAGTAACATTCCGTCTTCTACCAGATGCTAACTACTCTGGCTCAGAATACGGCAAGATTATTGACCGTGTATTGACAGCATAAATTTAATTAATTTAAATTATAGAAGCCCCCATTAATTTGGGGGTCTTTCTATTTGTGGTGATAATACCATTATGTTATAATAATTAAGACAATCCTAGGAGGATAAATTGGCTACAACAGTATACGACGTAGAAGAAATTGAACTTCAAAATGGCTCAAAGGTTAAGCTAAAACCATTGACTATCAAAGCCTTAAGAAAGTTCATGACAGAAATCAAAAAGACAGAAAATTCTTCTGGCGAAGATGAAACTCTTACAATTCTAATTACAGCATGTGGAATTGCAATTGAGTCTCAGGTGCCAGAATTAGTAGCAGATAAAGATAAATTAGAAGAGGCATTAGATATGCCAACCATTAATCGCATTCTAGAAGTATGTGGTGGAATAAAACTTGACGACCCAAACCTTCTAGCGGCAGCGGTTCTGGCTGGGCAGAACTCGATTTAGCCGCTTTGTTAGGAGAAGTTTTTCTTTTAGGTAATTGGAAAAATTACGAAGAACTAGAAGAAAGCCTCTCAATGCCAGAACTGATACAAACATTTAAGTCAATGCAAAAAACTGAAGATGAAAAAAGAAAATTCCTAGCATCACTTCAGGGAGTAAACTTAAATAGCGAAGAAGAAAAAGAAGGTCCTACCTTTGATGATATTCGAAGAAAGGCACTTGGAGTAAATGCAAAAGGTGACGATGTATTATCACTACAAGGCAGTTTTGCTTCAGAAGCTGGATTCGGAATAGGAGCAGGTTTAGGATACTCTAAGGAGTAAAATTATAGTAAATGGCTGAAGAACAGATAGTCACCCGAATAGTCGCTACGTCCGACTTTTCAAACCTTATTGCAGATCTCGGTAAGGTTTCTTCAGCCTTAACTACTTTACAATCAAAGCTAAACGCAACAAACAAAAATTTATCATCACAAGTTGCTGTGATGAATCGTTCTTTTGCCGAAACACTTAGAAGCACTGGTCAATTTTCTAGCCACTTTGTAAACCTACAATCAGATGTAGAAAAATTTGGAACTCAATTAGATAAAGGCCAAATTAAATTAAAACAATTTTTTCAAGTATATCAAAGTCATTTAAAGACTAATGGCGGATTAATTAGACAACTTGCAACTCAACAAGTTCAATTACAAAATGCAATATTACAACCTCTTGGCAAAAACGCAGAAGGTTTGATGCAGTACAATGTGCATATACCAGCTGGCCTAGATAGGGTAAAAAGCAGAACAGCTTTAGCAAGACAAGAATTGCAGATTATGAATCGTGTAATTCAAGAAGGTGCAAACTCATTAATTAATTGGGGTAAAAATACACAGTGGGCTGGACGTCAATTAACAGTAGGATTAACTGTACCGCTTGCAGCATTTGGAGCAGCATCTGCAAAAGCATTTAGAGAAGCAGATCAAGAATTAACACGTTTAACTAAGGTTTACGGAGGACTTGCTGCAACCTCTGCTTCTGATTTAGGAAAGATAAGAAAACAAGTTACCGACACAGCATCAGAACTTTCAAAATCTTATGGCGCATCATTTAAAGAAACAATTGCTTTAGGTGCAGATATTGCTGCCACTGGCAAACAGGGTAATGAGTTATTAGGGTCCATTAAAGAAACAACCCGATTAGCAGTTCTCGGAGAAGTTGATAGACAAGATGCAATGAAAGCAACATTAGCAATTCAATCTGCATTTAAACAAAATACAGACGAGTTAGCAGAATCAATTAACTTTTTAAACGCAGTTGAAAACCAGACATCAACAACGCTTAACGATCTTGTAGAAGCAATTCCAAAAGCTGGTCCAATTATTAAAGGTCTTGGAGGAAGCGTAGAAGATTTAGCCCTTTATCTCACTGCAATGAGAGAAGGTGGAATTAATGCATCAGAAGGAGCTAACGCATTAAAGTCAGGACTTGCATCTTTAATTAATCCAACAAAGGTTGCAAAAGAAATGTTTGCGGGATTTGGAATATCCTTAACAGATATTGTACAAAAAAATGCTGGCAATACAACTGAAACTTTACTAGCACTGCAAGCAGCATTAGACTCTTTAAACCCATTACAAAAACAACAAGCATTAGAACAGTTATTTGGTAAATTCCAATTTGCTCGTATGAATGCTTTATTTGAAAACCTTGGAAAACAAGGAAGCCAGACTTTGCAGGTAATGGATTTAATGAAAGCAAGCTCAGAAGACCTAGCAAATATTGCAGGTCGAGAGTTAAGTATGGTAACAGAGTCTGCTTCTGGTAAATATCGTAGAGCTTTAGAAGGATTAAAAGCCGATCTTGCAGAAGTAGGAGAACAATTCTTAACAATCAATACTCATTTAATTAATATTGTTAGTGGAATATTAAAATTTATTGATAAACTTCCTGGACCAATTAAAACAATCTTAGCATTTTTTGGAGGACTAACAGCAGTTGCAGGACCATTAATTATGTTAACTGGTGTTCTTGCAAACTTCTTTGGATATGTAATTAAAGGAGCTTCACATTTTAGATCTATGTTTAAAGGTGGAGAAGGATGGAGATTATTAACTCCAGAAATTCTTGCAGCCAATAAAGCTGGATCTTTAGTAGAACAAACATTTTATAGCGATGCAAAAGCGGCAGAAATATTAAAAACAGCAGTAGATAGATTATCCGCCTCTTATCAAAAACTAGCAGCAGATGCAAATAGTGCAAGAATTGTAACAAACCCTGGAGTTTCTACAGTAGGTGGAACACAGATAATTGCTGCAGGTGGACCAAGAATTGTTGATCCAAAACATCCCTTAGTTGGAGATATGGGAACAAGAGCTGGGGCACATCATAATCCAAGATCTCTAATGTCTATTAATCAAAGAAATGCTACAACTATACATGGAATTACTCCACAAGCTATTCCAGTAAACGGAGGCATTGGTGCAGTTCCTCAAATATTTATGAATAAGGATCTTCCAAGAATTGAAGGCCTAACAACATCTAGGGGAATTTCAACTGGAATAGTTGCTGGCGAAGCGGCAAAATGGCATGCCCTTATGGGAACACTTTCTATGTTATCAAAGAGAGAAGTTGCAGATCTACAAAAAGAAATTGCCAGAACAGGAACTTTTAGTACAGAAATAAGTGCTACATTTTCACAATTATTGCCTCACATGACTAAGATAACATCTAATGCTGCGGCACAATCTGCAAAAATTGTTGCAGAACTTCAAGCAAATAAAATAACTTTAGATGCTGCAAGAGCTAAAATTATTGCTTTAAATACACAAATAGAAACAATGATGGTTCAAACTACACAACAGGTAGCAGCATCCCTTAGCAGAAATGCCGCTGTTACACAAGTTCCTTTGCTTAATCAACCAATAGTAAATGCTAAAGGTAAAGCAAACATTAGAGAAATATTTAGACCCGAAAGACCAGTTGCAAAGATAATTGATAAAATTGCAAGAGGTTTGGGAGTAAGAACTTCTGGAGCTGGATATTCTATAGAAACAACAAAACCAAAGAATTTTGCTACTGGAGGAAGAGTATTTGATGGACCTAGGTCAGACACAACAGATACACAGTTTGAATACTTACCAGAAGGATCTTTTGTATTAAATAGAAAAGCTTCTGATAATTTATTAGGATTTAATAAAGGCGGAATGGTACCAGCAATGGTTACCCCTGGAGAAATTTTAATTGAAAATCCTACATCAGACGAATTGGATATGCTTGAAGCATATAATAATCAATTTGCCGCTGGCGGAAAAGTTGTTAAATCACAAAATAATTATGGAATACCTACAACAAGCTTACTTAAACTATTAAGTGCAAATCAAATGAAAAAATTAGTTCCTGGATTTTCTGGATCTCAAAGATATTATCAAGCTAAAGGAACTGCTGGAGTTTTTATTGGAGACATATCAGATCCAAAAATACTTAAAAAATATTCACATCTTGTAAATAAAAATGGAGTCATAAGTAGAACAACTATTAATAGCTTAGGAACAAATTATAAGATTCCAGGAGATTTATTTAAAGCTGCAATTAAAGCAAGGCCAAAGGGAGTTAATCTAGGATCTGCAGATAACTTTTTAGATACACTTGCAAAAAATGGAATAGTAGATCCAAAACAAGCTAAAAATATTAGAGATGCAATAGAAGCAAAATATTTTGATTATTTAAGTAAAAATAAAGTATGGGATACAAATAACGAATATTGGAAAGTTGTAAATTCAATACTTTCTAAAGAATTAGTTGGTAACTCAAATGCAAAGAATTTATGGAAACAATACTCAAGTACAGTTGCAGTGCACACAGGATCAAATACAGCAAAACGTGGAAAATCTGGAGCGTCTACTAGCCCTCAAACAATAAAAATTAGAGATAAAGATGGTAAAGTAATAAATTTTGGAACCCTAGAGGGAGATTTAAAACAAGGTTATTTATTTGCACATACTAAAACGCCAGACCCATTAAGAAAAATGGCATTACAAAAACTTAACATGGGCGGAGTAGTAGGAGGAAGAGTAAGACGTGGAAAAAATAATTATGGAATTCCAGGATTAAATACTTCTGGATTAAATCAACCACCATTGATTCAACAAATGGGACTTCAGTCTCCAACACAAATGCAACCAGACGAGCAAATGCCAAAACAAAGAGGAATGCTAACTGGAAATTTAATTGGCATGGCTGGCTCTATGGGAGGATATTCTTTAGGAAGTAAATTTGGTGGACAACTTGGGGGTTTTGCTGGCATGATGCTCGTGCCAGCCCTTTTAGATAAAGTTATATCTAAAATGGGAGTTTTAGGAAAAACATCTACTGGAACAGCTAGTATTGCTGGAAGACTTGGCCCTATTTTGGCAAATCCATACGTAGCATTTGGAGCAGCAATTGTTGGCGCAACTGCAGTATTGCTTAAGCTAAATGCTAAAATAGAAGAAACAAGAAGAATTAATAGACTTGCATTTTCTGGCGGAGTAAAACCTATTAAAGATTTTGATTCAGAATTGAAACAAGTTAAAGAAAATATTGAAAATACAAGGGCTGCATCAGAATTATTGCATGCTCAAATGAATTCTGCTGGAATATCTGGACTAACTATAACTATAAAAGAATTTGCAGATTTAAGAGAAAAAATTAAATCAACTCACCCAGAATTAATAAAGTTATTTAATCAAACTCCAAATGATAAGTTGAGTAAAGTTGCAGAAGGATTAAAATCACAATTTGTGGCAGCAGGAGATTCTGCCGCACAAGCAAATACAAAAATAGCAGCTTTAATGGCTGAAACAGGAAAGACTGGATTTATACAATCTGTTTTAGGATCTGAAGGAGTTAAAGGAATAGTAGACGCAAAAACTGCAATATCTTCTATGTTAAAAGCCCTAGAAGGATTTATGACTAGCAAAGATAAAGCAGCTGGAATTCTTCAAGTATTTAGTTCAATGTCAGACTATATAGCAAAATCAAATGATAAGGGCGCAGCATTAAAAGAACAGTTTGATCTTATTGCTAAATCTGGTCAGGCAAATGTTCAAATAACTCAAGATCAAATAGTAGAATTATCAAAAACTGATCCTATACTAGCTGGAATATTAGATAGAACAGATACGGTTGGAAAGGCTTTAGCAAAATGGAGATTAGCTGTAGCTGGAGTAAATAAAGAATTAGACGGATCAGAAGCACAGTTAATGCAATATGCAATAGCGGCAGAAGGAATTGACTCATATTATAAGAAATTGTTAGACGTATCTAGCAAAGAAGCTCAAAGCAATAAAATGACTGGTCAATGGGCAAAAGATATTGATGCATTTGAAAAGAAACAGGTTACTGCAAGTAAAACTGCTATCCAAAATCTTGAAAAACAAATTGATTTAAAAAATAAACAAATAGATCAAATTAAAAAAGAAGCTGATGCAAGAAAGAAAGCACTAAGAGATCAACAACAAATTGAAGATGTAAGATTACAGATACAGCAAGAACAATTAAGTTATCAAATGGCTTTGGCTGCTGGAGACATGTCATCTGCAGCACAAGCGCAAATTAATATTCAAAGACTTGTTGGCCAACAACAATTAAAAACCGCAGAGGATGCAATAGATTCAGCAGCACAAGCAAAAATAGATGCTCTTCAGGCACAAATAGACGTTCTTAATAAAAAATCAACTGCTGTAAGTAATGCTGCCAGCACAGCTAAGCCAGCACAGTCCCCATCAAGACCAACATATGAAGCAATTCAATCAGTATATAAACAATATTCTTTGGGCAATATAGATGAAGCAACCGCCGCAAGTCAACTTAATGATTTAGTTAGAAAATTAGAACAAACAGAAGGCGGAGACAAATATATTAAAGATCTTGGACTTTCAAAATCAGCAAGCAATTTTGTAAGAGAAGATAGGGAAACAAGAAAAGTTAATCTTGATTTAACATCTGGAGTTGGACTAGAGTTAAAGAATGCTTTAAATAAAGGTACAGACACTCTTGTTAAAGCAGCAATTGATAAATCTAATACTTACTTACAAGAAATTAGAAATAAGTTAGTTAATGATACAGACCCCGCTCCAGTTTCAACAGGAGGAGGAGCAGGATCAAGAAGCGGAAGACCAGGACCAGCAGATAATACTCCTAATTCTGGCTGGGGAGGGTATGCTGATGCTGTTAACAAAAAGCCAGGAAGACTTTATACTCCACCTGGTGCATCTAGATATATTATGGATCCTGCAGGAAATGCAGTATACGAAGATTTAAGTCCAAAAGAATTTAAAGAAATTGCAAAACAATATGGCACAAAACTTGCAATGGGTGGCTTTATTAAAAAATATGCTCAAGCAGGTGTGGTGGTAGGACCAGGAACTGGAACTTCCGATTCAATTCCAGCAATGCTTTCAAACGGTGAATATGTAATAAGAGCAGCTTCCGTACAAGCAGTCGGAACATCTTTCTTAGACGGAATTAATAAAATGTCAGCAGGCGGAATTGCAACAAAATATAGTATTCCTAAAATGAGTATGGGCGGACGAGTAAATATGTCTAACGCTGGACATGCTTCTACATCAAATGCTTTGTATAATATAAATGTTACACTTAATGGAACAGAATTAACAGCAGACGATGTTGCAAGAACTATAGAGGAAAGAATGAGAAGAATGCAGTCAAAAGAGGGGTTAAATAGAGTATACTCATGAGTACAGTATCAATGCCAAGAGGATCTATATTACAAATAAGAGCATATGACTTATCCCTTAATGGTGGAAATGGCACATTTAAATATAATAAAGTTACAGAACATAACAGATCTGCATTTGATATTAGCAATGAAAGAATTGAAAAAAGCACTAGAATGTCTAACGGATCATTAAGAAAATATTTTATTGCAGATAAAAAAACATTTTCTTTATCTTGGGACATGCTTCCCTCATATAGAACATTAACTGTAGATGGAGCATGGGGAGCAGAAGACTTAAGATCATTTTATAATAGTGCAGAAGGACAATCTTCTTTTAATATAAGAGTTAATTTAGCAAAAAATGGTTCAAGTCAAGAATCTTCTGGATATGAAGAGTATACGGTTGTCTTTGGAGATTGCAATTTCTCTGTATTAAAAAGAGGACTTCAGCCATTTTGGAGTGTATCGTTAACCCTGGTAGAGGTATAAATGATATCAGCACCTGCAAATTTAAAAACTTTATTATATAACAATACAAATATTAAAATTAACTCTGGTTGTTATATTGAGTACAACATGAACACAATGCTAGACGGAGTATCGGCATCTACTAATATAACGGATACATCGTATACATCACAAATTGTAGATATAATTGGGCAGCCAACTTGGCCAAATGGCAGACCAAATCCATATAAAAAACTATTTCCAGTAGATTCAATTATTAAGCCATTTAGACCATTAGCCTCTGGAATTAAATATTTTATTTTAGAAAAACCAGTTGCAAATGGTGGACCAACCGAAACACAAAAAAATACTTTTTCTAACTATAGATCAGTTTTATATCCAGAGACACAACCAAGAATATATTATCCAGGGGCAAACACATATTATAAATACTGGGTAACACCTAAAGACACTGGAGTAAATATTACTGTTAACTATTTAACAAATTTAACTCAATATGCATTAACTAATAAAATAGTTTTAAAATTTGAAAGCACACACAGTCTTCCAGGAACCTATACAGTTAAAATTACAAAATCAAATAATACAGAAGAAACTATTGCAAATGCCTTAGCAACACCATTAAGTGGACTTATTGAATTATATTACAATGGAACATCATGGTCTACGTCAGCACCCTCAGAACCACAATCATTTTCAGATCCAATATCAATTAAATCAATAACGGTTACTACTCCAAGTGCTGGTACAAATAGAATAATTGGTGTAACTGAAATTTCTGCAAGATGGATAAAAGATATTTCCTCAGACGTAGTTTCATTTGATATAAGTAAAGAATCGTCATCTAGCTCAGAAGAGTTGTTGCCAATAGGTAAAATAACAGCAAATAGTATTAATTTAAATTTAGTTAAATATAACCAAAGCACACTTCAATATGTTTCATACAATAGAAATATTGCTTTAAACTCTTCATTAACCTATATGACAAAAAATGCAAAAGTAATTCCATTTTTTAAAATATATCATCAGGATGGTTTAATATCAGAAGGATCAAGTAAATATGATAAAGTTAATCAGGGATATTTTTATATAAATGAATGGAACATTTCTAGTTACGGAGAAGTATCACTCAGCGCCCTCGATTCAGCAAAATATTTAATGGAAGTGGTGTGCCCAGATATACTATGTGAAGCATATCCAGTAACTGCAATTATTAGAAGATTGCTAGATTCAGTAGGATACACTAATTATAAATTTAATTTATCATCTAACTCGGATTCTTCTGTTCCATTAATTAATTATTTTTGGACAGATGGTTCTAAAACTGTTTGGGAATACCTACAAGAATTATGTAGAGATATTCAAATGAATGCAATTATTGATGAAAATGATATACTTCAATTTTATAGTAGAAATTATATGTATTCACGAACAACAAAAGATTGGAACTTTTATCAAGAAGTAGAGGGAAGCGCTTTACCAAATATTATTGAATTTTCTAAAAAAGAAATGCCGTCTGCCAATCAAGTAAAAGTAAGGTGGAGTACACCAACAACCAGCGAATACCTACAGTCCTCAGATCCATTGTGGCAGTCTTCTCAATCATTTATAGTGGCTGGCGGACTTACAGAATCATTAGGAGTTTCTGGAAATAATAATATTGCAATTGATTTATCTGGACCTAGTGTATATAACAAATTAATATCTGGATTTAATTTTGAAGGGTATTTTTTGGTGGATTCAGAAATTATTGAATACGATGCAATGGGGTATCAATACATACCAGCAGAAACAACAAACAATACTGTTACAGATGCAATTAACGGAACTGTTTTGAATAATGGTACTAATCCAATAAATATATGGATAGAGTCTTCTGCAGATTTGAGCAAATATACTGCCTTGTCTAAACCGCCAACTGGTACAACTCTTCAAATAAATATAAAGCCAAATGGTAGATACAGAATTAAAACAAGAGGTGCTTTAGGAACTACCGCTGCTGCTCATAATTATAGCGGTGCACCGTCCTCACAGTATGCTTGGACGGGAGTTTTAATAGGATGAGTACATTTACAATCATTAAAGATTTAGTTGTAAATCCTAGTGAAAATGGAGCAATAATAGTTGTAGACACATATGATGGATATGATGCTCCTACTAATTATAATGTTGTAATAAATGAAATATTAGATAGCGGGCAAGTTATCATTCAAGATTTTAATGTTAGTCCAAATCCACCAACACTAACTACATCAATTACAGTAAGTGGTTTAAAAAGTGGAACTTCGTATGAGGCTGTTGTAATACCAACTTTAAATGGAGTATTTGCCCCAATGAGACCTCGTTGGACAAAAAAGTTTAGCACTATATCTAGTTATGGTGGGCAAACAGTTTCTTCAACAAGACAAGATTTTAAAGTTAGTAAATCATATCTGCAGTTAGCAGTAACTGCTGCACAATATAAGAATAAACAGTCTGCAGTTTTTTATAGAAATTTTGATTCTATAACAATACCAACTACTAAAACTGTATCGCAAACAAATGGAAATTCATATAACACTGGATACTTTTCTTTTGGAACAAGTTTAATAATGAAAGATACTTTAGAAAATACATTGCATGCTGGCGGTATAGGATTCTTTTTAAATGAGACAGGAACAAGTGGGTACTATATTGTAATGGAATCAACTGCCTCAGCATCAGCAATATTAGATAAAAAATCAGTAAGAATTGAAAAATGGGTAGGCAGCAATAAGATACCACTTAAAGAAGTTGGAACAAGAACTGAGTCTAATATAGAAGGAATATTTGGAGGAAGAACATACAATATTGATGTTAAGGTTAAAATAGATAATCAAACAGTTATTATTAATGCCTTTATAAATGGTTACGGAATAACAGCAGTAGATACTACTTATAAAATTAATAATAAAGTTCAAATTAAATCAACAATTTTGCCTCCCACCAAAAAAATAGGTTTAGCGTGTACTAGAGGAGAAGTAGCTTTTGATTATGGATATGGATATTCAATAACAGAAAATCAATACAACGACAGACTTTCAGAGTTAAATATGTATCAAGGTCAATTTAATAATGATTTAATAAATGCATCATATGGAGATTTAATCTATATGGCAAATTATCAAGCAGATGAAATATCTATGAATAATAAAAAAGAAATAGCAATAGATGAATTTGGAACAGTAGTAAGAGAAATTATTAAAAAAGATGTAACGTTTAATAAAAGGCCAGCATACCCAGTAATGTGGAGCACTGGTATAAATCCTTTTGCAAAAATACTTGGGGAAAAAATTTCTAATTTTGGATCACAAGTTTTTGTCATGAATAATACATCTCAAACAATTCCATTATCAAATGGAGCAGAAGCATCATTTTTATTATTAGGAAATAGCTTAGGAAATTCAGGAGACCTAGAGTATTCTACTGATGAATTAAATGACTACGTAAATAAAGAGCCAGCAATATTTATTTCTAGTTGGCTACAGAATGAGTCGGATGTCAAATCTCTTGCTACTTGGATTAAATCTAATATAGTAAATAAAGGTAAAATTGTAAATATGACAATTTTTGGAAATCCTCTTATTTCTGTAGGAGATATTATTTCAATAAAGCATACATATCAAGGTCTTGCAGGGACAGAAAACTTTATTGTAACTGAAGTAAAACAATCATTTTCTGAAGGATTGGAGACATCAATTACCTGTAGAACTTTATAGTTTTAAAATGGTATAATAAAAATATATGAATAATCCAAATAAAAGATTAAGTTTAAGCGACCTTAATAGAGGACAAGTTTTTGTTTTAACTGAGGGAAGTCCAGAAACCATAGTTTCTTTCCCAGGAACATATTTAATATTAAAAGGTGGCTCAATAGATTATTCTAAATATTTATCTGCCAGTCTATATTCGGCGGGATCTGGTAGCGGATTATATGTAAATGAAGATGGGGAAGTTAATACTAATCTGCCAAGTCTAGAAGATCTATTAGATATTCCAGAGTTATCGGATATAGAAAGTATAACTTATGAGCCATACTATGACATTGCAACAAAGGTACAAAAAGTAAGGGCTATATTAAAAATTAGAAATTCAAGTCAAAATAAAATTAATGTAGACGGAGTAGACGCTAGAATATTTAATCCCACCACAATTGTTCAGGTTGCAAGCAAAACATCTACATCCGTACAATTTATTACTCCAACTCCTGGAGTTCCTGCTGTTTATTTTAAGAGAGACAGCACAGAAATTTTTTGGGGATGGAATAACGTTTCTGGACTTGGGTCATATTCAAGTGTAAGATATGATTGGATAATAAGCTCATCAAGTTCGTCTACCGCCACGGCATTAAACAGCGGGTCAGAAGTTTATTCCACATCTGCTTCAAATGGTATTGGTAGTAGCGGAGTAATGAAAACTTATAGAGTAAGTTCAAGGGATGGAGATACAGCAGCAACATCTTCATTTAGATGGCTTAGAGTAAAAACTGTAGTAACAGGAACAAATGGAATAGAGTATTCATCTTCATACTCTACACCAATTTAGGAGAAAAATGATTAAAGGAACATATATATATTATCAAGACGGAAAAGAAATTGCCCGTTCTTCAAATGTTATTACAAAATTTGGAAAAAGATTTTTAACAAATACAATAGCTGGAAACGTATCTAATTTAAAAAAAGACATAGCAATAGGAATAGACTACACTACTGCCGCAGAAAATGACACAAGATTAGGTTTTGAGTTTTATAGAGTACCAGTATTTTTTGGATCATCTGACATACAGACAGTTGACGGTACATCAACATATTCTGCAATTTTTAAAACATCAATACCGCAAGATGTAGAGGGACATATTAATGAGATAGGACTCTACCCATCGGACAGAACTTCAATTAATAATTATGATAGTAAATTTTTAACAGATTTTTCTAGCTACTTAGACTGGACAGATGAAGATTTATTTAAAGCAGACTATTCTACTAACAATCCAAGAATTGGTAACAATTTAGTAGTAATGCAGTCAGACGGGCCAGATGCTAATGAATATTTTTATAACATTACACCAATTGATTTATCTGGATACAGCGTAAACGACACTTTAAGATTAGCATATAATAAATTAGATCAAGAACTGGAATCTATTAAAATTAAATTGTATAGCTCAGATACTCAATATTTTGAATATGAAATAATGCCATCTCAAGAGTTAGGACATGCAATTACAAATGATATATTAATGTCATTAGTATATGCTGGAACAAGTGCTGTTTCCCCAGACAAAAAATTAATTAATAAAATTGGAATAACAATTACACCATCTGGAAGCAATACTACATATGTTGGCTTTGATGGATTAAGAATTAATGATGAAGATACATTTGATCCATTTTTTGGATTAATCAGTAGATCTGTTGTAAACAATACAACATCAATATCTGGAACATCGGGACAAAATACAATAACAGTTGGATCAATAAATAATCTGTTTGTAGGTCAACCAGTTGTTGGAACTGGAATAGCGTCTGGTTCTCTAATAACTGATATTTCAAATAATACAGTAACACTTTCAAAAAATAATACTGGAACAGTATCTGGTGCTGGATCTTTTTATGGCATTAAAAAAATTGCTGGTAGGTCTTTGGATATAGAATATAAATTAGACCTAGACTGGAACTAAAATGTCAGCATATCAAGATCTGCTAAAAGACACATCGGTTGCTGTTGAAGACGGCAACTATTTTATAGTAACAGTCGCAGATCTAAATTTAAATACAACATATCCAATTCAATTTAGATGGAAATATAAAGATGGCACATATGGGCTATGGGGTGCTACTAAAATAATAACAACAACTGGAGAAATTGTGCCAGGCAGACCAAATCTTGGAGTTTCTGATGTTGTTGGAGATAAAGGGTTTATTAAAGTTACTTGGAATGGAAATGATAGTTCTGGGAAACCAATAACAAACATAGATAGAGTTGATATATATATAGATGGTTCTCCATTTAATGGATTAAAACCAGCTGGTAGCTTTAAAACTTCAGGAACACAAACAATTGCCGCACCAGCAGGACAATACATAGTTGCCTTGTATGCAGTAACTAATTATGGAAGTACGTCTCCTGTAAGCACTTCAAGAACAGTAACTGTGGCTGATGCTGGACAGACAATAATTAGTCCAGAAAACCCAGATGTTCCAACATTAACTGCAGGGCTAGCATCAATTATTGTTTCTTGGAATGGTAAAAAATTAGTCGATGGCGTTGCCAGCAATTTTTCTGAAGGGGCTTTTGCAAGCGCTAAGGTTTATGTAGGAACCTCGGCTGAGTTTGTTACAAGTGATAATAATTGGGTTCATTCATTAAACTTTGCAAACGGAACTAATCAAGTATCAATTGGAGTTGGAACTGTAATTGATAAATCGCTTGGGACAAAATTAGAATATGGTGTGCCATATTACGTTAAGATTAAAACTGTAAATGCTGCAGTACCACCAGTTGAAACATCAACAGCAGTTTCTTCTAGCCCAACAAATATTACAGTTGATAAGGTAGCAGCAAGCGAAATTAAAACAGGATTCCTTTCAGCAGATGCACAAATACTTGCTGGAATTAGTGGCGGAGCAAGAGTAGAATTATCAGGATCTACAACACCATTTGTAATATATGGAACTGGCGGACAAGAGTTATTAAAATTTATTTCAAGCCCAACCCCAAGCTTAACAGTTAATGGAGGAGGAATATTTACTGGAGATCTTTCAGCAGGATCAGGGACTTCAATATTTAAATCAGATTCAAGCGGAATATATTTAGGAAATGAAACATTTGGATTAGCCCCATTTAGTGTATCTAGAAACGGTACATTGAAAGCACAATCTGGAACAATTGGTGGATGGCAAATATCAGGAAGCTATTTACAGAATACTACTGGCACATTTCAGATAAATAGTAATGACTCCGCTATGTATTTAGGAAGTCCAGATTCAAGTCATATAAGATTTACTCCTTCTCAAATTGCACACTATAACGGATCGGGATCTCCTAGTGGTAAATTTACTTTAACAACATCTAATGGGGCTTTAACCCTATCAGGAGATATTGTTGGATCTAGTATATTCGGATCTACGGTAACATCTTCATCTTCTGCCAGCGGAAGAAGAACAGTGTTAGATTCTTCAACAAATGCTATTTCTTTTTATGACTCTGACTCACAAGCAATAGCACATATATCACCACTAGACTCACACAACGGGCTTCTTATTTCAACTGGAGGGGCACCGTCATCCACATTTATCAATGGATCTTCTCCAAAAATTGGACTTTGGAAATATGGCACAGGTGGATACCTTAACATTCAATTAAGTGATCAATTTGATGGTCTTACTATAAGTGGAAGTGACGGTTACACAGAATTAACTACAGGTAAAACCAATGTTGCGGACAGTGTAATAAATGCACAATCGCTAAGACCAATTGCAGCTATATCAAATTCAGTTTTTGGAGGAGCATCAACAATTAATCAATCCTGGCCTGCTAATCAAGAAGGCCTTATCATGTTAGTATACAATCCATAATGCCTCAATTTATTAATAAGGGTGGTTCATGGAAAACAATAATTGATGGATATATCAATTTAAATGGTTCATGGAAAAAAATTATAAATGGATTTATAAATGTATCTGGATCATGGAAATCATTTTGGTCAGCTGGGCTAGTTCCAGTAATTTCTGAACAGGTTGAAATTATCAAAACAACTAATGCAAATGGCACTATAAGATTAACTGGTAGAAACTATAATTGGACAAATTTTAATAGTGGAATTTATTTATTTCAAAAATATAATTTAGATTTTACAACATGGGTTGTTCCTGAAATGGATTCAGGTAACATTACAAATCCATCTGTTGGATCAGTAAATACTAAAACGTACGACGTACCTCAGTCTAATATGTACCCAAATAAACAAAATCAATTTAGATTTTCAGTTACAGCAACATCATCAAACAATAATTCAACAACCTCAGATTCTGACCCAATAACATTTGAAATGCCAAGAGATATTACTAACTTAACATATAGTCAAAGTGAGTATAATGCAGTCACGGATAACTATTCAATAAGTTTTACATGGACCCCATCACAACATTCTGGATCTCAAGTAATACAATATAAACAATCCTCAAGTAGTACATGGCTAGACTGGGTAACAGTAGATGGTTCAACTGGATCTGGAGGAGTTGGAGCATTAAATGAAGGAACACAATATGATTTTAGAATACTTCCGTGGACAGGAACATCTGCAAATGGATATTATGGTAACTTTTCAAATCAAATAAGTGGAACTACATTAACTTCTAATAAACCAGGAAAACCAATTAACTTATCTGTAAGTAATATTACAACAAATAGTTTAACATTTAGTTGGCAGGCTAACCCAATTGGCGGGGTACCAACAGGATACATTTGGGCAATTACTACAAGCAACGCTCCTCCAGATGGAGGCAATTACCCTTCAGGAGGATACAGTTCAACTAGCACAGAAGTTACTGGATTACTTCAAAATACACTTTATTATTTATGGGTTGGTGCTGATAACTATTTTGGATTTTCTGGTTTTGAATCCACAACTGCACAAACTCTAACGGCAACAATAACACCAGGAACTCCACAAAATTTAAGTCATACAAAAGACTATTCAAATCAAAGAATAAGTACTAGCCTTGAAGCAATTTCCACAAGTTATAAAATACAAAGATGGACTTGGGGCGCAGATGCTAATTATTATCTAACCTGGTCGGCTGCATCAGATGCTTCATTTTATGAAATATCATATAATACTACAGACTCAAACACAGGAATTGCTTCTTACACATCAAATACTACAAGCCTAACAGACACTAACGGTCTTTTAACTAACAACCCTATAACACGTTATTATTGGGTTAGAGCGGTATCTTCGGACGGCACAAGAGGATCCTGGAGCTCTAGTACTGGAAGCACAGCAGTATTAACTAATTCAACAAATGCAACAATTAGATTGTATCGGTGTGATGGAAGCGCATTTAGCTCCAATACAGTTCCGTTACTTGATCAGGGTTATGAATGGACTGGAGTAAATACTTCATTTACTCATTATGCTTATATATCTGCAACGGTAGGCGGAGTAGCAGTTAACTTTAGCTCTACAATCTGTGTACCAGAAGGAGGTACAGTTACTCCAGCCGTTACCCCAGCGGTTACCCCAGCGGTCACTCCAGCGGTATCACCAGTTTCACCTCCTACAATTACGTCACTAACTGCATCAGCACCTACGACATCATCTACACAATTAGTAACAGTATCAGTAAGTTGGTCTTCTACAAGTCAAGCGTCATATTTCTTAAATGTATTGCAACCATTTGTTGCTAATTATTTAGACTATGGAACTACTGAAACTAGTTCTTCTGTATCTGATTCGGGATCATCGTTTCAGGTTTATTCGGGAGCTGAAGTTTCTATTTCATTAACAGTATATAATGGAGCAAATCAAACAGGAGGTTCTGCTTCAAGTTCAATATCATATACACCACCAATTTCTGCATCAGTCACTCCAGCAGTTACTCCAGCCGTTACTCCAGCCGTTACTCCAGCCGTTACTCCAGCGGTTACTCCAGCCGTTACTCCAGCCGTTACTCCATCGGTATGTATAGAATATAGATATACATGTAAGAGTTACGATGTAACAAACCCTGCAAGTAATAATTATTATACATGTTTTTCACCAGGAGCATGTGATGCGTATAATAACTCAGACGGATCCAGGGCAATATGTTGTGCTCAATATTCATGATAAATATACTATTTACAAAATTTATTAGAAAAGGTATAATTTATATATGATTAATTTACAACAAGAAGACTGGTTTATTCCAGGAGTAAAACAAGTTAAAATAGAACTAGGTGAATTGGCAAAACAAATTGCTATAATCCTTGATGGAGAAATAGCTTTTTTTATCGGGGTAAAAGAAGAAATTGCAGAAAAAATTATTAATGGAACAGGTTTTTCTGAGTGTGGTATGATAAATGGCTTATTTTGTTTATCATTTACATATAACGGAACAGCAGATCAAATTTTGTGTAATGAAATGACTCAGGCAGCTTTTTTGTCTAACCCTCAATTTATATATGTTGACAAAGCAGTCCAAAGACATGCCGAGTTGGCAGAGGCTGGCTGGCTGTACGTAGATGGGCAGTTCATAATTCCAGGAGAATATGAATGACAGAAAAAAGTAAATGGCAACAATATAAAGAAAAAAATGGCACAACTCCATTAGACCTTTTAAATCCACACGTTAAAATTGCCACAGACGATATTAAAAATAATAGAATGCAAATATGTTACTCATGCCCAGAATTAATAAAATTAACAACACAATGCAAACAATGTGGATGCCTTATGAAATTAAAAACTAAACTAGAAGAATCAAAATGCCCAATAGGTAAATGGTAATGTTTGAAAAAGAAGAAATTGCTCCTGGTATTGTAATATATAGAAACATAAAAAACTCATATTTAAATTTTATAGAAGATATAGAAGAGTCTTTATCGTTAAATGAAACAGGATTAAATTGGATTGAGCCACATATTTTAAAAGATGGAAAAGATGTTATAGATTATAGCGTAAGGAATTTACATGTATTTCATTGTTCTTACCCAAAATTAAAAAAGATAGAGCCAGAAAATGTTAAAGAAATATTTGATTATAATTTAGGAAAAAAACTTTATGAATTTATGCACCCAGTTGAAGAAGACTATAAATCAATGTACGGAGTTAAAACAAAAACACATGACTCTTATCAATTATTAAAATATGGAGAAGGACATTTTTTTTCAAATCATTTAGATGATGATTTAACATATCCAAGAACAATTTCAACCGCATGGTATATAAACGATAACTATAAAGGAGGAGAAATCAATTTCCCAAGATTTAATTTATCTTATAAGCCAGAAAAAAATTCTATGTTGATATTTCCATCAACTTATGTATACAATCATTCAGTAAATAAAGTATATAACGGCACAAGGTATGCCGTAGTTAGCTGGCTTGATTAATGGACTGGATAAAAAATCTTATTGAGTTAAAAGAAAATAATAAAATTGGCTTTATAGAATCTAAAATTGATTTTAAAGAATCATGGGAAGATTTTTTAAATTATCGCAAAGAGGCAAATTATGGAAGACCTACTAGATGGGAAAATAATAATTTGTCAATAGCTTTTGAAACTACAGGGTCTCCTTTAATGAAAAAATTTGACGGATTTAATATTTTAAGAAATGGTCTTTATAAAATATGGGGGGACCTTGTTTGGGACGAACCAGCAGTTATTATGTCAGATACACTTGGACCCACCAGCGGATTAAAAGAGCATCAAGACTCTTGTCAACAAATACATTTAAATTGTTTAGGATCTGCAGAATGGAAAATTAAAAAGGGAGACGGGTCTTTAATTAAAAAGATATTAAATTCAGGAGACATGGTTTACTTGCCAACAGGAACTCCGCATGAAGTAACAACAGTTTCTGCTCCAAGGGTAGGAATTGCGTATTCTATTAGAAATAAATATGTTTAAATTAGGCTGGTTAAAAAAGTCTAATTATGTTATAATAATAAAGGAGGTAAAAAATGCAACTTACTAAAGAAGAAAAAATAGCTATTATTGGACAGCATATTAAAAATTTAGAAAATAGCAAATACAATATTGAATTATCTATTGTTGAAGAAAGCTCTATTACAAGTCCTAACTTAGCAGCTCTATCTAATTTAAACGATGAGATAGAGAAAATTGTTACAAAAATTTCAGCTTTAAATTCAGAAAAAACAAAACTAGAAGCATAGGTTAAAATGGAAAAAGCAGAATTAATTATCACGGCTCTACAGCAACGAATGGGTGAACTGGTATCAAATTATGAAACTCAAATTGCAATATTACGTGCAGAGATTACACAGCTTATGGAAAAGGAAAATGCTAAAGCTAAAGAAGAATACTCAGAGCATCTTAATAACCTCTCCGACTGATTTTCCTTCAGGCATTGCTGTTAAAACAGACAAGGGCACCTACTGGATTAAAGATGGGAAAAGGTATAAATTGATATCTAAGAGAGCAGAAGAGTCTTGGTCTTTTACTACAGTAAATGCTACAGAATCAGCATTATCTTTGATTAAGCAGTCTGGCAAATTAGGATTTAGAGATGGCGCTTTGATCAAGAACATTGCAGATGGTAAAATGTATTTAATATCGCAAAATAAAAAGCGTCATATTGTGGACCCAGATTCATTCTCTAAATATGGACTTAATAGGTCTAAGGTAGTAGAGGTCAGTGAGTCAGAGATAAATTCACATGAATTAGGAGAAAATTTATAATGGCAGCAAATTGGAAAGTTGTAACATTTAATGAGGGTGCCCCATTTGACCCTAATGATTTAAATCAATTACAGTCAAATTTAACAGACGTTTTTACAAAATCTACAAGTTTATTAAATGCTACAAAAGATGCTAGCGGTCAAAATAGAGTAGCAGTTTCTGATCAAGGATCAGAATCAGTAACATTAAAAGGAACAACTCCCGTATCCGTAGCAGTAACATTTACACCATCTTTTATTGCTGGATCAGAAACTGGATTTGTTGCCTCTATGGGACAAGCGTTAACTGCATCAACAGGTGTTGTTTCAGTCGCTACAGTACTAAATGCAGATAAAACAGGTGGAACAATATATGCCGTAAGCAATAACTCCAAAGCTACAATGTTAGTAAATATTAATTGGATGGCCACACAACTTAAAAATATTTAATGCTTGACAGATCAAAAGAATATGTTAAAATATAGCATGTTCTATAAAGTCACGAAACCGTGACTTTTTTAATTTAAGGATATTAGATGTCTAATGATTTAAAGTGGATGCTGTCTTCAGATCAACAATTTCCATATCAAGATAATAAAGCAATTGAGCTTTGGTTTAAGGTAATGAAATGGTTTAAGCCAGATGTCGTAGACTATCTTGGAGATACAGATGATCAGGCATGCTACAGTAAATATACAGATGGCAAGCCAACAGAGTTTATTAAAGCATATAAAGATGATAACGTAACAAATGATTTAGAGTTAATGCTTAAAGACATGAAATTAGAGGCAAGTGGTGCTCGTGAATTTTATGCTAGAACAAGAAAGATGCTCCCAGACGCACAATTATTTTCTGCATTAGGAAATCATGATATTAGAATTTTTGATTATTTAGATAAAAAAATCCCAGAGTATGCAAAGCATGTAACACCAGAAGCCTTGTGGAGTTTAGATTCTTTAGGGTATGACTATATTTATTATAATGAATTGCCTAAGCGTAGATTTGGAGATATCCACGTACACCACGGCATGTCAGTTTCAGCCACTGGTGCAATTAGAAAAGATATGGAAGACCTTCAGATCTCATTAATTCGTGGACACTCACATAGAATTGCTTCACATATGGTAACATATGAATTAAGAAACAAGGGTAAAGGTGAAACAATTAGAGGCTATGAAATTGGACACATGTGTGACGAAAAGGGTCCAGGTATGAAGTATACTCAACACCATGATTGGCAAAAAGGATTTGCTGTTGCTCATATTGAGAATGGAAAATACCCTCACGTTAATATGATACATATATCACCAGACTACACATGCGTTGTTGATGGAAAGCTGTTTACTTTATAATGTGGTGCGGTAAATGTTCTGGAAGAGTATTCGTAGATAGAGTTTTTTCTCAAAAACTTCATGTAGAACTATTTTGTATTCTATGCGGAAAACGATGGATGATTAATAAAGAAACGAATAGATTTGGAAAATGGTTAGAAAAAAAGGATCGAGAGTACGCAAAAAATTTCTCTATTTCTTCTTAAATAATAAATTACATAAAGTAATTAGATTATCTAGAGCTAAAGATGAAGTTGTTGCATGGTGCTACCCAGACAAAAAAAGAGTTATGTACTCGTATTCAGATGCAGAAAAGAATATGGAGACTGCTTATACAATTAAGCAAACAGGACAAATACTTGGTAGACATAAAGTTACAATTGAAGAATATATACTTCAAGGTAAAATTTCTATACCACAAAAGGTTTATCCTATAAGTAATCCAGAAAGCTCATGGTATAAATTTATGCTTAGTGAATCTGATATATTTAAATTACATGAATATATACTAGAGGCTGGGTACACAAAGGATTTACCTTCAAAAGCAGAATTACGGGCACTTCTCAAAAACAACATTATATTGTATACTAAGACCGATTCTGGATTTGTACCAGTATGGAAGGCGGAGTAGTGTCTAGCAGATTTGTTGTATGTGATATTTGCAACAAAGAGATAGAATTGCGCTGGGCTATTTTTGGAAGCGATACTTTAAGTAGGCATAGAAAGGCGGAGCACAAGTGACAACAGTTGTTAAAATCGACTTATCATTTACTAGAAATCTTGGTAATTTTGAAAGTATTAAAATTGGAGTTGGGGTAGAAGACTCTGTCAGAGATGGAGAAACTGTTAATGATGCTACAGAAAGAGTATATAAATTTGTTGAAGATAAGCTAATAGAAAAAACTCAAGAAGTCGAGAAAGAGTTAAAGAGTGGCAAATAGTAAAGAGCCCTATATTCTATTAAGCATATATCAAAATATGTATCAGAATAAATATGGCAAAATGCCATCTCTAAATAAATATAGAGAAAAATGGGCCATGCAAGATGTTATTGATAGCATAGGATATAGTCGTGCAAAAGAATTAATAGAGTACTATTTTACTACAGGTAAAAATGGCCACCCATTACAATTTTTCTTTTTTAACTTTGATAAAATTGATATAATGGAAAAAGAAATTAAGAAGGATAAAACAAATCGTCGCATTCTTCAAGAAGCAACCAAAAAATTAGTAGAAGGCGAAAATGAGTGAATACTGAATCAACACTAATATCAGCAGTATGTAAAAACAAAGACATCAGCACATTACTTGCAGATAACGTAGATGACCTGTTTACATCTCATCGAGATATCTGGGAAGGTTTAAAGTTATATTATTATAAGTTTAAAGCAGTACCTGAAGTTGGTGTGTTGCAAGAAAAATTTAAAGACTTTGAACCAGACACTAATGTAAAAGCAGAAACTGGATATTATTTAGATAAATTAAAAAATGAATATTTATCTTCTAGACTAAAAGGTATTATTCTTCAAAGCGGATCAGCACTAAAAGAAGATGCAGCATCTAGAGTTTTAGCCGATATGCAAAGCAAGCTTGCTAGTTTATCTAGATTTACAAATAACGTAAGAGACTTAGATGTAACAGACTTAGATGCAGCAGAAAGACATTTTATGTCTGTTAAAGATAGATCATTAGCAATGGGTGGAAGTCCAGGAATTAAAACAGGATTTCAAGCAATTGATACAGCATACCCAACTGGAATGGCCCCAGGGCATTTAATTGTTGCAATTGGTTGGCCAGGTAAAGGTAAAACATGGTTTACTTCATACCTTGCATGTAAAGCTTGGGAGCAAGGATTTAAACCAATGATTATATCTCTAGAAATGTCTCCTGAAAATATGCGTGATCGTATTTATACAATGCTTGGATCAGGTTTGTTTAAGGCTAGCGATTTATCAAAAGGTGATATTAATATAGATGATTTTAAATCATGGGGTCAAAAAAAGTTTGAGGGTAAAAATAGTTTTGTTCTGGTATCAAATGAAGGAGCAGGGGACGTTACTCCAGCAACCATTCAAGGAAAGATTGATCAGCATAAACCAGACTTAGTTATTTTAGATTATCATCAATTGTTTAATGATAATAAAAGAAGTAATTCTGAAGTAGAAAGAAATAGAAACGTATCTCGTGAATTTAAATTGTTAGCTGTAACTAATAATATTCCAGTTATTGATATCACCGCAGCAACTGCAGATGACATTTCTGATCAAGATAATCCCCCAATGATGTCACAGGTTGCTTGGTCTAAGGCAATTGAATATGATGCTGATATGGCTATGGCTATTCATAGATATCCAGGAACTAATTTAATTGAAGTGGTTTCAAGAAAGAATCGTCATGGACATGAATTTGATTTCCATTTAGATTGGGATATCAATAGAGGTATTATTAAAGAACTATATGATTATGTACCACCACAAGCCAATTAAAAGATTTCAAATTGATGTACAGTTTAAGGACGATTCAGATCTAATTAGACTTAGAAATCAATATGAAAATATGTTAACTCATCAAATGAGAGACAAAGGATATTCAAGGGTACTTGACATAGACACTGCATTTTCAGTAGAATTTACAGGAGAAACATGGAGATTTTTAATGACTCTACATGGGATACATACAGGAAGGCGGAAAGCATGGGAATCAGAGGGAATAACACAAGGGAAGTTAGTTCCACGCAATATGCACCAAACCATATAAAAGCAGTAGTAAAAGAAATTGGTTTAAGGATAATTAGTGAATCAAATAATAACCTAGTTATATATTGTCCATTCCATAATAATACACATAGCCCTAGTTTTTATATTAGCGAAGAAAATGGTGCATGGCTATGCTTTAATCCAGCCTGCGGAGAAACTGGAAACATAATTCAATTAATTAAAAAGGTTACTGGTAAAAATGACTTTGAATCTATTAGGCTAATATCATCAAAAGAATCCGAAGGTCTAGATGATTTTGATGAAGCTTTAAATCAAATGTTTGAAGAAAAACCTGACTTTATAGAATTTGATCAAAAGAAATTAGATGACTTAACGATTGAACTTACATTAAATAAGCAAGCAAGAGACTATTTTGAATCTCGTGGAATCAATCAAGCATCAATGACCTATTTTAAATTAGGATATTCTGAAGCACAAAACATGGTAATTGTCCCAGTCCATAGTCCAGACGGAATTCCAGTTGGTTTAGTGGGTAGATCAATTACAGAAAAGAAATTTAAAAATAGCACAAACCTTCCCAAGAATAAAACTTTGTTTAATATACATCGTGCTAAAAAAATTGGCGATCATGTCATAATTGTAGAATCAAGTTTTGATGCAATCCGTGTGCATCAATCTGGTTTCCCAAACGTGGTCGCCACTCTTGGCGGACATATATCCTCAGACAATATTAATTTATTAAATAGATACTTTAACAAAATTACTATTATGACGGACGCAGACGAAGCTGGAAGAGCATTAGGTTTATCAATTTCTAATAAATTAAAAAATAAAGATATCTTGTGGGCATCTTATTCTTATGGTAAGATATATCCTCACAATGCAAAAGATTCAGGAGACATGACCGAAGAAGAAATCCAATCTTGTATTAAGAATTCGGTTTCTGATGTAGAATACAAATCCTGGAATTAATGATATAATGACCATACAGATGGATATATACCATCACCAAAGGAGAAAAAATGAGTATAGTAAAGGGTCTAAAAGACCTAAATAAAGCACTAGACAAGCCTGTATATTCAGGTGGAGAAGAAAATAAAGGTCGTTGGTTAAAGATTGAAGACGGAGAAAGCGTAAAAGTTAGATTTCTCCAAGAGTTGGATGCAGATTCTCCCAACTATAACGATAAACTTGGATGTGGATTTATTGCTTTAGAGCACACTAATCCAAAAGACTACAGACGTAAAGCCTTAGACACAATGGAAACAGAAGGTCGTGACTGGGCAAATGAACAACATCGCAAAGATCCAAAAGCTGGCTGGAAAGCTAGAACACGTATTTATATAAATGTATTAGTTGATGATGGAAAAAATGAACCATATGTTGCAATATTATCTCAAGGAACCAGTGGAAAAACAATTACTCCTACCCTTATTGAGTATGCTGGCGAAATGGGAAGCATTACAAACTTAATGTGGCGCATTAAAAGAAATGGCAGCAAAACGGATACAAGCTATACAATTATCCCATTGGCAAAAGATGAAACACCTTTTGATTTTTCAGGATTAGAGTTATTTGATCTTGAAAAAACTGCCGTAAGGCATGTTCCATATGCAGAGCAAGAAGCTTTCTATATGGGCGACAGTAACAATGAAGAGACTCACGCCTCAGCAGGCAGCGTAGAGTGGTAATTTAATAATCTGAGGGGTGGCTATTGCCATCCCTCATTTTATTTAGTAGAATCAATACATGCAAACTTATGAGATACCAGATCCATTTATGGAATTTGTTAGAAACAGAAACCTTAAACTATCTGGAGCTATATATGATTATTTTGCCAAAGAGTGGAGTTATAAATGCAGTACTTGCCTAGAGGTATTGTATGCTCCAAGTAAAAAAATAATAACAAAAACTAGGCTAAGTCATACACGAAATATTTGTTTAGGCGGTTATTAATGAGTTTTACACACTTACACGTACATAGTTACTACAGCCTAATGGATGGCCTTAACTCTCCACTAGAACTAGCACAGGCTGCAAAAGATGCTGGACAGACATCTATTGCCATAACAGATCATGGTACACTTTCATCACATAGAGAAATGCAATTGGCCTGTAAAGAAATTGGAATTAAACCAATTCTTGGAGTAGAGGCTTACATATCACCAACAGATAGATTTGATAGGTCATCAAAAACAGATAAAAGTATTCAGGCATATAATCACATTATCTTATTGGCTAAAAATCAAAATGGATTAAGTAATATAAATAGACTTCAAGAGTTAGCTTGGAATGAAGGTTTTTATCATAAGCCTAGAATTGACAGGGAGGTTCTAAAAGAATATGCAGAAGATATTATTGTTCTTTCTGGATGCCTTAATGGGCTTATTAGTAAGTGCATTGAAAAAGGAAACCTTGAGGAAGCGGAAATTCTACTTAAAGATTTTAAGAAAACTTTTGGCGAAGATTTTTACATTGAAGTACAATCTCATAACCCCAAAGAAATAAATAGCAATTTATTAGATCTAGCAGATAAATTAAATATAAAGCCAGTAGCAACTGGAGATGCTCATTTTGCTAAAGGAGAAGATAAAATACTAGAAGAAGCAATGCTTATTCTATCTACATCTCCTAAATCAGATAAAGAAGCAGATTTTGAAATGTCCAAGAATATGAATAATATGCTGGATAGATTTAATTACCTGTACCCAGACAGAAGAATATCATTTCAAGACTATAATTTATTTATTCAATCAAGGTCTGAAATTGAGGCTGACTTTAATAAGGCTGGAATTACTCGTACGGATATATATGATAATACTATTGAGATATCTGAAAAAATTGGAGAATACGATTTTAACAGGGGTTTAGATCTCCTCCCAGTACCTAAGACAGATGCCGATGAAAAGTTGTCCCAAATGGCCTTTAAAGGCCTAGAAACACTACGCCTGACCTCGTCATGGCTTGGAAATGACGGATATGAACAAAGATTAATTGAAGAATTAGAAATTATTAAAGATAAAAGCTTTGCATCATATTTCCTAGTAGTAGCAGACATGATTAATTGGGCTAAAGAAAATAATATTATGGTAGGGCCAGGTCGTGGTTCTGCTGCAGGATCTTTAGTTTGTTATGCTCTTGGAATTACAGATGTAGACCCAATTGAATATGACTTGCTGTTCTTCCGATTTATTAATCCTGAGCGTAATGACTTTCCAGATATTGATACAGACTTTGAAGACCGTCGTCGTAAAGAGGTTAAAGATTATTTAAAGAAGAAGTTTAAGCATGTGGCTTCTATTTCCACCTACACTTATTTTAAAGACAAGGGTGTGATTAGAGATGCTGCTCGTGTATTTATGGTTCCATTGTCCGATGTTAATCGTGCACTAAAACAGATAGATACATTTGAAGACTATATGGACTCTCCTAATACAAAAGAGTTTAGATTAAAGTATCCAGAGGTAACTTGGCTAGCAGAAAAGCTAAGAGGAAAGAT